TTGCGGGCCAGCTTGACTTTGTCAAGCCGACACGCCGTAGCGTTAGCGTAATTTATTGTGAATTAGATCACGAATTACTAGGCGTAGCATAATTAGGGCGGGGATACCGATACCTAATTGGACTAGCGTAGTTAGTATGCGATTAGTAGTCATTACTTATTCTTCTTTCTCTTATAAATCTTATAAGCGATTAGTGCTAGGGCGGTGATAATAATAGTGTGCCAAGGTAGATAGATAGACCCTAAGAAACTATCTAACTCAAATCCGTATTCGCTTGTTATGTATAAATCAAATCCGTTAGGTATCATTATTAGTTATCCCAACTTAGTGCGAATACTTTTGCTAATTCTTCATCATCAACATCATCAAAGTCATCTAGTGGCGGTTGTTCTTCATCTGCCTCATCTAGATAAGTGTATGCGTCTGCGACATCTGATTGGATAGACTCGTATTTATCTATCGTGTTTGTATTGTATGAGTATGCGTATGACATTACTTGACCTCTACTTCTCTAATGTTGTAAGTGAAACCCTTACCTAGTTTATTTAGTTCAGCGATTACCGCTAAGATTTCTTCAGGCTTGCTAGCCTTTTGATTGACGGCTAATAGTTGAGAGCCTTGCCATAGTGTGTATGTGATAGTCATTGTCTGTTCTTCTTTCGTTAGTAGTTAGTTAGTTGTTGAGCGATTATTTGCTAGGCTCACCTTTCGGATTATTTGCTAGGCTCACGCTCTAATTCTTATTTAGTTGTTATGTCGTTATTGTAGCCGATACGACTGACATTTAGGGGGATTTAGACCCTAGTGTCCGTGTGATTTACCTCACACAACAAGCGCAATAGGTCGGTAGGCTAAAGAGGTGCTTTAGCAACGCCTTGCGTTCATAGGTAGTCAATTCGGGGTGGTTAGACTTCACGCCCCCGTGTTGGTATTCATAGACGATTGCGTCTAGTGTTTTTTGAGTGAGCATTTGATTGCTCCTTTCTTTAGCGGATTTCTTTACCGCTTGTTTTTCTTTATATATTTAGTCTAGCAGGGGGGACTGACATTTATGCCCGTTTCTCGGGCGTGTCGGTAAAAAACTTTTGTGAGTCGCATCACACTCACGCTCAAGGTCGGAAGCCTATGTGCTCACTATCGGGCAAATCGGACATTTTCTATAGTGTGTATCATACAAGTTAAAAATATATTAACATTTTCTCAAATTTCAAAAAGCTATTGACTTTCGAAAATACGTAATGTTATACTTGGGAAGGTTTCGGGGGTTACACTAGAGAACTCAATACACCAAGTAATTCTTGGGATTGGATCTTGCAACTCTCCTCTATCTTTCCAAAAAGTTAAAATTTGGGGGGTAGGGGGGGTTTGCTAAAAAATCTAATTCCCAAGTAATCAATAAAAAGAATATATAATATATATAAGCAATATGCAATAGGCAAAAAAATATTTTATTAACATTTAGTAGGATATTAAAAGCAGTCGACTAGGATATAACATGTCATTAAAGGTATACATTTACGATTTAGCTATTCAGGTAGCAGTCATGGCGGAAACAGAAGAAGAAGCACAAGCAAAAATGGATCAGGGACAAGCATCACAGCTATCTATGGTTAAGACTCTATCTAGCACTACAGATATTATTGTTAATTAATTTCAAGGGTGGTATAATAAAGATATGACAAACAACGTTATTGGAACTAATTTAGGCGACTGTCCTATTTGCGAAGAAAGCAGATGGGGAGTTAAATTAAACTCAGATGGAGTTGCTGCACCTTTTTGCATCGAATGTTCTGGAGACTATGCTGCAAAGCTAGCCTGGGAACAATCTGTAAACAATATTTAATTTAGTCAACTAGGATATATATGTATTCAGTTGAGACTTATAAACTTCATCCAACCAACACTGCAATACTTTCTCCTTTGGGTTTAAAAAGAGATTGGCAGGACGAGACTAATTACGAGCATGTTTACAAATGCTTTCCATTGACTCTTGCAAATACAATGGGTTGGGGAATAAGTTATCCAGAAGATTTATCATTTATTTGGGACGGCAGATACACAGGATCTTCAGACTCAGTAAAAATTTTAAAAGGTCAAAACTGGTTAACAACAACTAGAGGATATGCAACAGTAAACTTTAGAACTGGGATTAAATTTAAAACTGATCCTGATGTAAGCATGTTAGGTTATCCAGTTCCAAATCAGTTCATTGATGGATTTCAATCTTTCACTTCACTTATATCAACTTCTTTCTTTATGGGAGAATGGCAGGTTGCTGGGAGAATAACTACTCCAAACAAGATCATTACAATTAAGGCTGGAACTCCAATCTCAGCAGTAATGCCAATATCGCTAACACATCTAAATAACTCTGAGATAATTGAAAAGCCAATTGAAAACTTAAAAACAAAAGAAATTATGAGCAATGAGTATGCTGCACTGGTTGGAATGACAAATGTAAAAGGTGGAGTTTTGAATTTTTATAGAAATGCTACAGATATGCATGGCAATAAAATCGGAGAGCATGAGCTTAAAGCTTTAAAGCTACATTATAGAAAAGGTAAGTAATGTCTGTAAAACCGTGGGACTTATTCAATCCTCAAGAATCAAGAGTGTCTTTAGATGTGCTAGAAGAAAGATTACAGATATGCTCAACATGTCCACAATTTATTAAAGCTACAAAGCAATGTAAAAAGTGTGGGTGTTTTATGAACTTAAAAGCAAAATTAGAAAATGCTACTTGTCCAATAAACAAATGGCCAGAACTTGAGATCATTTAATGAAAATAAATAAAATCCACGATGGTATCTACGAGATAGAAGAATTTCTTACTCAACTAGAAGTAGATTCAATCCTTAAAACTTTAGATTCTGGAGAATGGCAAGGCTTAGATAGCGGAAGTCATTGGGAAAAAAGAATTAAAAAAATAAATCCACGACCAGAAGAACTTAATGACATATGCAAAAGAATTTCTAATCTTTTTTTATCCTATGGAGTAATAAACAACATTCAAAGTATTCAAAGATTTGAAGTTGGTGGAAGTATGGGTGTTCATATAGATAAAATGCCATATAACAATGTGAGATATGGGATAGTCTGTTATTTAAACGATAACTACACAGGTGGAGAAGTGTATTATCCAGATTTAGGCATTGAGATAAAACCTAAACTAAGATCTCTTGTTATTCACAAAGGTGATATCAGACATGGCGTAAAAGAAGTTTTGTCTGGATCAGATAGATATTTTTTAACTACTTTTGCCCAAGCGGATGATTCTAATGAGGTTGTTCTTAAAAGCTTTGAATAGTTTTTCTGCTTTGCGTTCAAACTTGCCACCAGGACCTTCAACGTATTCGTTGCCTACAAATGTAGGGCTAAACTGTTGATGGGTAAAATGTCTTCTAGGTCCTTTTTCTGGGGTCATAATATAATTATACACCTTATGTTATGAAAATAATGTTATATAATTGAGGTATGTCTCCAGAGAAGATATCGATCAAGAAACAAAAAGAAGCTCTGGCACGTTATTTAAAAGAAGTAAAAGAAAAGAACCCATGTATGGATTGCAAGGTCTGGTACCCATACTATATGATGGATTTTGATCACGTCCGTGGACAAAAACATGCAAATGTGGCGGAGCTCATTAATACGTTATCTAAGAAACGAATCGATGAAGAAATAGCCAAATGTGAAGTAGTATGTTCTAATTGCCACAGAGCAAGAACATATATGAGAAAAATGCGGAAGGCAGGATAAATGAGATTTTGTAGTTATTGCGATAAGGCATCATATACATCTAAACTATTATTAGATGGATCTATGAAGTACTATTGTTTAGAACATGCTATTAATATTACAGTTGACTAGAATTATGGTATAATAATATTATGCATGATCATGAAAATATAGTATTAACCACAGGTTCAGGAATAACTGAAATGCAACTGATGTGGATTATCATGGGAGCCATGGCCATTCACCATATTTGGATGTGGTGGAAGATGAAAAAGAAAAATTGTAATTGCAAGTGAGCTTGATACAAGCAACAGTAATATTTGGACCTATATTGGTTCTATTAATAGCATTTTGGGATGATATAAAATGAAAAAGATCTATGCTTTAATTGCGTTAACTGCGACAGCAGTCTTCTCAGGTCTTGCTATGTCTAAATTTTTAAATTGGGCGGGACAGCAAGAAATCTTTGATTTTGACCTAAATGAAGATATAGATCATGAAGAGATATAAATTACTTATATTACTTCCATTGGTCCTAATAACTACCTATGTACTGGGTATTGTAATACAGATTAAATAGCTCATCTTTTTTCTCCCGCCCTTTCTGGGGTCTTTGTATCGGAGATACCAAATATGACCCGTTAAGGGCTTAGAGGCCCCGTAGAGGCCTTATATGACATATTCTACAAATTACTGCACATGAGATATGGCTCTTCTTTCGACGGCGCACTTTTTTCGCACTTTTTGCACTATACAGGTCTAAATAAATTTGCTATACTGTTGTAATGAGTAATATTGAATTTATATCTATGATGCCAGGGCTGCAAGAGATACAGCAATGTAAGCCAAAGCCTTCAAAGCAGTTTGTGCCGCAATGGTTTAAAGATACTCCAAGTATGTTGGGCTTAAATGACATGCCGTATGGCCCAGGATCTGCTCAAGTTGGTACTATTAGCTTTCCTTCCGCATCTACTGTAAAAATTTGTCCTGCCTTCCCAGACTTCTTTTCTCAAGGCTATGTTCTTCCAATGTGGTGCGATACAGAACTTGCCTTTAATGACGAAACACAGGAATTTTTTTGGAAGACCTCTAACGATGCATTTTCTTGGAGTATTCACACTAACAATCAGTTTTTAAAATGGGCAGATGCATCCCTGCATGGAGACAAGGCAAAGTTTGTTTTTAAAGCCGAATGCCCTTGGAGAATAATTACTCCTAAAGGCTGGTCTGTTTTACAGCTTCCAATGTTTTATCATTATAATAAAAACTTTTCAGTTCTTCCTGGCATTATTGATACTGATATCCATCATGAAATTAATCAACAAGTTTTGTATCATGGTGGCACAGATAAAATTACAATTAGTCGAGGAGACCCTTTTGTCCATTATATTCCTTTTGAAAGAAAGTCAAAGCTAGGACTTGAGATTAGAGAATTGACTGACATAGACAGAAAACGTTTTCAGAAAAACGAAATGAATATAGCGTCAAAGTTTGTTCCAAATGGCTTGTATAGGCTATTACAAAGAGAACGAGATAAAAAGAAATAAAAAGAAAAAATCCCATTCAGAGGCGGATCCGAATGGGCTTTTCTAGTATATTGCTATACATTATATAGGGAAGCATTACTGCCGTCACCTACACATCTTAATTGTATTACACGTTATTTTCTAAGTCAACTGTTTTTTCAACAATTTTTTCAGCAACAGGATATTCAGTAATCCAGCCATAGGGATCCTTATTAGTTTCAGGATTATTGCCTAGATAGGTTAGGTACTCAGGCAGGTTGGTTATTTCTGCCAAAAGAACCATCAGGTCTACGCATCTAGTATGAGCTTTTTGATGAGCTGTGTGGCATTTATATTTGTCGTCTACATTAGGACAAACTTTTAATATTTCCATAAGTCGAAAAACAACCTTATGGGCAAAATCCATTTGTTCTTGACTGTAAGACATTATGCCTTTTCCCCTGGAGTAAATGCTGGTTCAGGTCCAAGCAGGTATCCCTCTTGGTGGTACTCGATCATTCTTGTTGCCTTTTCAGTATCAAAATGATTTGCAATAAGCGTCATCATGTCGTATATACGGTGGAGCATAATATAATTAACCATAGGCAAATTATCTTCAATAGTTCCAGCGTCTCTAATTATTGCTCCATCAGGTAGCTTTGATTCATCCATTATTTGTCTATTCCTCCATCTGTATTAGGGAAAATTACAGGCATCTTCCATTCGTATGTGTTAAATCCAGAAGACTCGTATTGAAGCTCTTCTTCCGCCGACTCACTTTTTTTGTTGTCCATTAATAATTCTTTCTACTAAATCTACAAGATTTTTATAGTCGACAATTCCGACTGTTTTCTTGTATGAGCAAGTTAAGCAATATAAAAATATGTTTTCTTCAACATCTTGATTGGGATAGAGAGAGCCTTGATCCATTGGGCATAAAAGCTCTGGAACAAGGCCCTCTCTTGAAAGAGAAAGGTACTTAGACACATATTGTATCTTCATGTACCTTCCTTTCTAATGTTTGAATTCCGCTAGGAACTCCTTGTGTCTTGTCCCATTTAGGGAAGACCATGATGACCAATCTGTGCCGCCTTTAGTCATGTAATACGTTATCTCTGCGTTTATTACTGGGTCAAACAATAAAATGTTTGACTTTAGATCAAATTTTTCTTTACGATCAATGCCGAGTTCACCCAACATATTAATCTGAAAAATTCCGTAGGAACTGTCTCCAGTTTTCCTGTTACCATTGTAAGCCATAGGTCTTGCGTTAGACTCTGCCTTAACAATAGCCCAAGCCGTTTTAAGGGCTTTTCCTTCAAAACCAACAGCTGATAGAAGTTCTTTTAGTTCTTCGTCTGTTAGCGTCTCAGAAGGCTTGTATACAGTAGTGCTGTACTTCTCTAAGGTTTCTTTCTTTAGTTGTACTGTTGATTTCACAGGTGTTTCTACCTGCAATGCTTGAGTTGCTGTTGGTCCTGGCTGAACCGTAAATAGAAATAATACTATTACTACTATGTACGACCAACTATTGGCAACTTCGCTCAAGCGTTGTTTTACTTTCTCCATTGGCATTTCCTCCTTTAGAGATAACGAACTCTAAGCATAACATTAATTGCATAACCCTGTCAAGCCAGTCAACTAGAATAAATGTAAAGTATAAATGTCTAGTTTAGTAATAATATTTTAAATTTAAGCATAAAAAAATATATTTTTGCTTCCCATATGAATAGTTGTTTGGTAGAATAGGATCTTCACACTAAATTTAAATTAACCGCTAGGCGGAGAAACAGGTACTATAAATGTCTAAAACTATTGCAAACCCATACGAAAATTTTATTGCGTTATCAAGATATGCAAGATGGATATCAGAAGATAATCGCCGTGAGACTTGGGGTGAAACAGTAGATAGATATTTTAACTTTATGCTCGGCCATCTAGAAAAAAATCATAATTATATTCCAAATGAGAAGCTTGTTGCGGAATTAAAAGAGTTTGTTTTTGAAAGAAATGTAATGCCATCAATGCGTTCTGTTATGACTTCAGGAGCCGCATTGGAAAGAGATAATGTAGCTGGATATAACTGTGCTTTCTTACCAGTTGATTCCCCACGTTCATTTGATGAGACTATGTATATCCTTATGTGCGGTACAGGTGTAGGATTCTCTGTTGAGTATAAGTACATCAATAAACTTCCTGCCGTCCCAGAAACTTTAGAGAAATCAACTACAGTTATTACAGTAGAAGACTCAAAGCAGGGCTGGGCTAAAGCATACCGTGAGCTGCTAGCACTACTTTGGTCTGGACAGATTCCAGCAATTGATGTTTCTAAGGTAAGACCAGCAGGAGCAAGACTTAAGACAATGGGTGGAAGATCTTCAGGCCCACAGCCACTTATTAACTTGTTTGATTTTACAATTGCAAAGTTTAAGAATGCTACAGGAAGAAACCTAAAGCCAATCGAATGCCACGACATTATGTGCAAGATTGGTGAAGTAGTTGTTGTAGGAGGAGTCCGTCGCTCAGCAATGATTTCTCTTTCTAATATTAATGATATTGAAATGGCGCAGGCAAAGTCAGGTAACTGGTGGGAAGCAAGCCCACAACGTGCCTTGTCTAATAACTCTGTTGCGTATTCACGCAAGCCAGAGATGGAGCAGTTTATTGCAGAATGGAAATCGCTATATGATTCAAAATCAGGAGAACGAGGCATATACAATGTGGCCGCAGCTCAAGCCCAAGCAGCCAAGTATGGAAGAAGAGATCCAGATATACACTATGGAACTAACCCGTGTTCAGAGATTATTCTACGTCCTTACCAGTTTTGTAATCTTTCAGAAGTCGTACTACGTGAAAATGATACAAAGAAAGATATTGAACGTAAAGTAGAACTAGCAACTATTCTTGGAACCTGGCAGTCTACTCTTACAGACTTTAAGTATCTACGTAAGATTTGGAAAGATAACACAGAAGAGGAACGCTTACTAGGAGTTTCTTTGACTGGACAGTTTGGGCATAAGTTTATGTCAGGCAAACAAGATTTGGTTGCACTAGAGTCATTCTTGATGACCCTTAGAGAAGCGGCAAGAGCAAAGAATAAAGAAGAGGCTGGGAAAATTGGGATTCCTGAGTCTGCCGCTATTACTTGTGTAAAGCCTTCTGGAACAGTATCTCAATTGGTCGGGGTATCTTCAGGAATGCATGCTTGGCATTCTCCATACTATATTAGAACTGTTCGTGGTTCAAAGGGAGATCCAATTTCTACCTTCCTTAAAGAGGTGGGGATTCCAGTAGAAGATGATGTAATGAAGCCAAACGATACATACGTATTTTCATTTCCAGTAAAGGCACCAGAGGGTGCAATTGTCAGAAATGATCTAACAGCTATTGAGCACCTTAACATTTGGTTGGTTTACCAACGTGCATGGTGTGAGCATAAGCCATCAATTACAGTATCTGTAAAAGAAGATGAGTGGATGGAAGTTGGGGCATGGGTTTATAAGAATTTTGATGAAGTATCTGGAATTTCATTTCTACCGCATTCAGATCATTCATACAAGCAGGCGCCATACCAAGAAGTAGATAAAACAGAATATGATGCGCTTGTTGAAAGAATGCCTAAAGATATTCGTTGGGAAGATTTATCTTTTTATGAAACAGAAGACGGAACTTCTACAAATGCCACACTAGCATGTAGCTCAGATGGAAATTGCGAGCTAGTAGACATTTCTAGTTAAAAGTAGTACAATGTAATTGGGGTAAAACCCAAATTCCTGGGCACAACGCCCAGAAATAGGAGGATCTAATGAAACAAGATCTAAACAATGATGGAAAGGTAACTATGCAAGAGAAAATTCTAGCAGCGTTGGCAAGCTATGGTCGTCACTTTTTGGGTGCAGCCATTGCTCTTTACATGACTGGTAACACTGACCCAGGAGACTTACTCAAGGGCGGAATCGCAGCATGTCTGCCAGTTATTTTGAAGGCACTTAATCCAAACGAAAGCTCATTTGGGTTTACAAAGAAGTAAAAATTTAATATAGATTAGGAGTGCCCTTATGGTAAAATATCCATAAGGGCTTTTCTAATTAGGGGTAACCGTGGCAGCGCAAAAAAACTTTGAAGTTGATCAAAATACTACTTTTTCATTTGTTATTGACTATACCGATAACAATGACTTGCCCATAAACCTTTCTGGAGCTACCGCAAAAATGCAGGTTAGAGATACAAAGGGCGGATCTAAATTATCATTTACTTTGACTTCACCAGCTGGCGGAATTACAATTAACGGACCACTTGGCAGAGTTACATGCACAATGACACCTGCTCAAACAAGCAAACTATTTCACCCAAAATCTTCCTACGACATAATGATTACAGATAGCAATAATACAAAAACAAAACTTGTTGAGGGCTTTTTAACTCTAAGTAGATCGGTAACCATCTAATGGCAGAAAATATTGTAAAGATTACGGAACAGATAAACAAGGTTGTTCTTTCATCTCCAGGCCCTCAAGGACCTAGAGGAAAATCTATACTTAGTGGACCATCTGCCCCACTAGACAGCGTTGGAATTGAAGGAGACTTTTACTTCAATACAACAACAAATGAATTTTACGGACCAAAGCTATCAATCACCACTTGGAGCGGGGCCAACAAGATTGATCTTGCTACCAAAGACGATATCGCTTTTGTTTACTCCTGGGAAATGTCTCAGGTTCAAGGCCCAGTAGATGGGGTATATTCTGTGGTAATAAATCATAATTTAGGATTTGGTCCCAATGTAACCGTAATATCTAGCGCAGGCGACGTATTGGAAACAGGAATAGATTATAATAGTCTTAATAGATTAACACTGACGATGGCCCAACCATTTTCAGGGACAGCGCATCTGTCGTAAAGGAGAAAGAAAATGGCAAAAAAATTCTTAGTTAGTTTAGATCTCAATAAAAATGAGTTACTAAATGCTAGAATCCAAAACTTAGGTGCTGCTCCATCCAACCCAGTATCTGGACAGATTTACTATGACACATCTAATAATACAATGTATTATTACAATGGACTCACATCACCAAATGGCCCATGGATGCCGATGTCTGGATCCACAGAGGTTATTCAAGATGTAATTGGCTCTTCGGTAGTAGCTGGAACAGCGTTAACAGCAACATATGACGACACAGCGGGCACAACAACATTAAAGCTTAATGATACAGCTGTAACACCTGGATCATACGGATCAGCAACAGCAATTCCTACATTTACAGTAGATGCACAAGGACGCTTAACTGCAGCAGGAACAGCAAACGTAGCAACAAACCTTTCGATAGCTGGAGACACTGGAACAGATACAGTTAATCTTTTAACTGATACATTAACAGTTGCAGGCGGAGAAGGAATTGACGTAGCTGTAACAAATAACACAATTACGGTATCAGCAGAAGACGCAACCTCAACAAATAAGGGTGTTGCAAGTTTTGATTCAACAGACTTTACGGTAGCGTCAGGCGCAGTAACATTAAACGCTGAGCGTGTACAAGACATTGTCGGAGGAATGGTTGACTCTAATACAGAGTCTGGAATTTCAGTAACATATGACGATGTAAATGGAAAATTAGACTTTAACGTAGCAGATCCTACAATTACTCTTTCAGGAGATGTAACTGGTACAGGAACAATAACAAATCTTGGTGATGTAACAATCACAACTACAGTTGCACCAAACTCTGTAGCTTTAGGTTCAGATACAACAGGCGACTATGTAGCAAACATTCAGGGAACAGCTAATGAAGTAACAGTAAGCCCTACATCAGGTGAAGGCACAACAGTAACAATCGGTCTTCCAGATAATGTAACAATTACTAATGATTTAAATGTTGGCGGAGACCTAAACGTAACAGGAACAATTAACTCAGTAAATACTACTCAAGTAAATATTGTTGATAATAAGATTAATTTAAATACCGACTTTATTGGAATTCCTTTAGCAGATGCTGGAATTCGTGTAGAGCGTGGAGATGGTGCAGATGTTGAAATTCTGTGGAATGAAACAAGCGACAACTGGACACTCACAAATAATGGTACAAACTACCATGCAATTGCTCGCAAGTATGCAGTAGATCTTGCAAATCCAGATACATTAACAGCTTTAGTTGTTACACATAATTTGGGATCAGATGACGTTACTGTTCAAGTTTTTGAAACATCAGGATCTAAGGCTCTTGTTGAAACAGATGTTGAGCGTACATCATCAAATACAGTTACATTAAAATTTGCATCAGCCCCTGCAAGTGGAGCATACAGAGTCGTAATTACTGGTTAAGGAGACACTGAATGTCAGTTAAAAGATTAGTTCCATTAAATACAACAGAATTATCTTCTGACCCGTCAGTAGCAAGAGCTGGAGATATTTATTTTAACAGTTCTGCTCAGGAACTTCGTGTATACACAGGAACAGAGTGGAAGCCAATCGGTGGAAGCACAGAAACTGGCTTGCTTATTCATGAGCACACATATGATGGAGAAATTTATTCGGTTCAAGCAGTTACAACTGCCGCAACTTTTGTAGATGGCGGAACACCACAGCTAAGTGGTCAAACAGAGCTTAACATAGTCGACGGAGGAGCACCATAATGGCAGTTAGTATAAGAATTAGAAGAGGTACTACAGCTCAATGGAATGCATCTACAAATGTTCTTGCAGCTGGAGAAATTGCATTAGATACAACTCTAGGTAAAATAAAAGTTGGAAATGGATCTTCTTTGTGGGGAGCTCTTCCATTTTTTAGTATAGCCCCTTCAGAACTCTTAAGTTTAACTCAAGCAAATATTGCCGATACAGTATTGGACGGAACTGGCTTAGATAAATCTTTTGACTCAGTTGCTGGAAAGCTAACATTATCTGTAGATAGCACTATTGCAAATAAAACATATGTAGATACAGCTGTTTCTTCTTTAAGCGGAACTGCTGCACAGACATACATTCCACTAAGTCAATATGGAAACGCAGACGGAGTTGCCACTCTTGATGAAAATGGCAAAATCCCAGATTCTGAAATTCCAGCCACAATTACAAGAGACACAGAGCTGTCTTCAGCAATTTCTACAGAAGTAACAAATAGAAATACAGCAATTTCAACTGCAATATCTAATCTTGTAGATTCAGCCCCTGGAACCCTAGATACATTAAATGAGATTGCAGCAGCATTTGCAGACGATCCTAATTTTGCTACAAGCATAACAACAACAATAGGAAACAAGCTAGACTCTTCCCTAGCAGCAACAACATATGCCCCTATAGCATCACCAACTTTTACAGGAACTGTAGGTGGTGTTACAAAAGCCCACGTTGGTCTTGGAAATGTCGATAATACTTCAGATGCAAATAAGCCAATCTCAACTTTAACTCAAACAGCTTTAGATACTAAAATAAATGAAATTATTGAATTTAATTCACAAAGTGGAAATTATACCTTGCAATCTACAGACACAGGTAAGCTTGTAGAAATGTCAGGCGGCGGAACCTTGACAATACCTTCTGACGCAGTGTATAATTTTCCAATAGGCACATCAATAGAAATTTTACAAACAGGAACCTCACAGGTTACTATAGCTGGAACAGGATTTACACCAAATTCTACACCAGGTCTCAAGCTTAGAACACAGTGGTCAAGCGCATCGGTATTAAAGAGAGGTAGTAACAGCTGGGTCGTATTGGGTGACCTAGCAGTATAATAAAAAATGCTTAGAAGATTTTTTGGCCGATTTGGCAGAAGAAAAGTTAGCGTTCCGTCACTAGTTAATTTAAGTAAGGCTCAAGCTGAATCTGCACTTGCTGCAAAAGGTTTAAATTATAATCAAACATCAACTGCTACATCAACATCTGCATTAAATTTAACTGTATTGTCTCAAGGAACTCCAGCAGATACTATTGTGCCAATTGGTACATCAATTGATTTTAATTATTATAATTATGTTGCCCCACCTTCATTTGGTCCTTCTTTTGTTCCTAGCCCACCACAGAATTCATCTGTATCTAGCTCAAGTTGGAATGGATCTACAGTAACAATCAATGGAACATTTAATACTTTTCCTACAAACATTGCTGTAAACGGAAGCAACATTGGAAGCTGGACCCCAAGTTCAAACCAAATAACATTTTCTTTAAGCGGATCAGGAAGCAGAACTATTCAGATCTATAACGGAAGAGTTCCACTTATTCCAGAGTTTAGTATTTCATATAATCCAAATCCAGGATTTAATCCAGGTCCAGTGTTTAATCCAGGTCCAATATTTAATCCAAATCCAATATTTAATCCAGGTCCACAATTTACTCCAGCACCACCTATCTTTTGGTCTACTCCATTATTTTTTGGACCTCCTTCTTTTAAAAGTGTTGGTGTTTCAACATTAGTAAGAACTCCAAATGGCCTTGTTAAAGCAGACGATTTACAAGTAGGAGACATTCTATTATCAGCAGATATAGAAGGTTTTATAAATTCTCCACAGGAAAACTCAACTCAGATTGCACTCGCATGGTCAGATACAAATCCAAATATAAATATTACAGAGACTACAATCGTTTCTATAAATAAAAAAATGTCAGATGGCGCAGTAGTTATTAACAGTGATATTTTTTCAAACTACCACTATATTCTAATTAAAAGAGACGGTGTTGCAAAGTTTGTATCTTCAGTAGATGTTTTAAATACAGACCTTGTATACTCTTATGCTGATCAGACGTGGGAAGAAATAACAACCCTAGAATCTGTTCCAATTGTTCATGAGGTTGTTTCCATTAACTGTGAGCCATACGATATGTTCTTTACAGAAAAGATATTAACCCATGACTCAACAGCAATTTAATGTTATTGGCTTTGACTCTGTAGATAATAAATCTATCCCAATTTTTTCAAAATTCCCCGACGAGTTTAACGGAGCCTGGGCTCATATAACACCAATTAATAATGGGAAAATAAGTTATCTTTCTACATTTTATTTTAACGACCAACACCCTTCTGGGACGGTAATAGTTTCTGATTTTATTTTAAACTCTTATCCAGATATGTATAATACTTTTTATTTAGACGGCTTGGCAGAAAAAGTCTACGTTTCACCAAAATTAAGACGGAACGGCTTTGTTGGTATATCAGCACTGCTACTAAGAAGAATTTTTTACTCTTATTTAAAAGGATTTATAGTTGACGGAAGTAAAGATAGAGCCCCATTTATAGAAAAAGCTTATATAAAAACAAAAAATATTTTAAATGAAAGAATAGAAGCAAACGTACCAGAATCTGCTGTTTCAGTATATAATACTGAGCCAGAAAGAGATGCAGTTTATCCGCATATTTGGTATAATCAAAGAATAGGAGGAGTAAATGAGTAATTTATTAAATAGAATTTTTGACGCTTGTATTTATTCAAGCCAATTTAATGAAAGAGAAGATCTGCTTGCAATTTTAAATAATCCAAATGAGGTTGTATGGGAAGAAAGAATTGGCTCGTATATGGAAGGCATAAAAACGTCACTGGACATTAATAACTTTGCTGTGCTAAATAGACATTTACAGTCTTCAAACGTAACAAATTTAATGGAGTTTGCAAAAGAAAAAAATATTAATTATAAATGGCTACACGAAAATGATTTTATAAAAATAGGCAAGGATGCTGAATATTTACAAAGCTTTACTAATGAGTTTACAAAAGACACTGTAAGTGTAATATATGTATTAAAAAACACTAACATGTCTGGATCTATTAGCTTTAAAGATAAAGAAACTACAATTCATCCAGAAGAGGGGTCTTGTATAATTCTTTCATCATCGCCCGAATATAAATACGTTGTAACAAATTCCGAAGACAACGATTTTATCCTAGCAATAGCCTATAATGAAAAAGTTTGATCCTAAAGTAGTATCTAATGTATTTGAAGAACCATTTTTTGAATACATTAAGAATTATTTTGAAAATCATCCACAATTAAGAAGCATACCTTACGACTATTATGGAAGCAAAAGAATGGACTCTTTTGACGACTCCGTAATTCTTGAATGTTTAAATAAGCTTACAGACTTTGCAAGACATCATTTTGGTAAGCCAGACATTCTTCCAACGTATGCAGTTTTTTCAGAATATTCTAGCGGAGCGGCGCAGCTAGATGAACACCTAGATATTGGCCCATGTACATACACAGTAGATCTAGGTCTATATCAAAAAACTCCATGGGGGCTATTTATAGAAGGAAATGAATACAGCTTTGATGAAAATGAAGCAGTATTATTTTTAGCAAATGATCAAAAGCATTGGAAGGGCCCTTTCCCAGATCCAGAGTTTAACAAGGTTGGAATCATGCTACTTCACTGGGTAGATCCAGACCACCCATGGCTAAAGATTCCAAGAGAGGCTCAGAGGGTTCTAAGAAAAAGAGTTTCTGTAGTATGATTAAGCAAAATAAAAATCAAAATGTTTTGTATAGGCTTAATAGAGAGATTAAAATTACTTTAGGAAATTTTGATCACAAAGGGATTTATGAAAAAATAAATAAAGAATTTAATAAAAAAAATATTGTCTACAGGTTCCCAGAAGAAACAAAAATAGAAGTTCCCATATACTCTGATAATAATAAAAATGTTTTTTTTATTTATGATGAAAAAATACATGGCCTTCTTATATATCTAGTGTCTTTAATTAAAATAGCATGCAAAGAGCATGATCTTGATTTTGATAAAAATAAGTATTTTTTATCTTCAAGCCTGATAGAGGGGATAGATACTTCTTGTTGGTATGATACAGGCGGGATGTCTAAACCAGCACTTTTTGGAATAATGTCACTTGATACAGAATTAAAAGAAATAGAGATATCGGGGGTATTGAAAAAGATTTCCCCAGGTGATATAATAATATCAGAAGCAGGCAATAAGATAAAGTACTCTAGTCAAATAAAAGGAATACTTTTTAACATAGCCCCACTATCGATGATAGAAAAACAGTACCCGCATACGTGGATACCAATACTATAAAAGGATAAAGATGATAATCGAAAACCCAGCAAAAGGTATTTATATATATAGAAATGCTTTACCAGAATCTATGGGAATCCCACAAAAAATAGAAAACGCTCTGGGCGATGGTAAAAGCGTATTCTTTAAATGGTCAGAAGCGCTTGTAGGAGACTTCCAAAAAATAAAAGACTATAGGGATTGTGTTGACTTTAAAGTAAGAAGAGATGCGCTAAAAGCTGGTGATCCAAAAGCAGATGAAGTAGCTGCTATTCATGATCAAATAACAGAAAAATTAAACGAATGTCTAGATCATTACGTTGAGACTTTTAGAATGAATCCCCTAGGCTACATGGAAGCTATTAACTTTGTAAAATACGGGCCAGGCCAGCATTTTCAAGTTCATCCAGATAGTGGCCCAACCTATCATTGTGACGTTTCTACAGTAATGTACTTGAATGATGACTATGAGGGTGGAGAACTAATGTTCCCTCATTTTGAATACACATACAAGCCAGAGTACGGAGACATTGTTCTATTCCCGTCTAACTTTCTTTATTCCCATGCAGCTTTGCCAGTAAAATCGGGGACAAAGTATTCTGCGGTAACGATGTTTTCATACAATGACAGAACCCATAAAGACCATATCAATCCTTCAGGCAAACTTCAGGGAAGATCAAGGTTTTTATAGCCCATACCTTTAGATGCTTATGATGTATAATTGTGTAAGAGGTGAACACTAATGGCAACTACATTTCCAGCATCAAAAGACCAACTAATTAATCCACAACCTACAGACTCAACGTCTCTAGTATCTCACGCCTCCCAACATGCAAATGCAAACGATGCCATAGAAGCTCTTGAGAATAAAGTTGGTGTTGATAACTCAACCGACCCATCTTCTCTTGACTATAAGGTTAGACAGCTAGAAATAAATTTTCAAGACCCAAACGAAATTAAAGACCTAGCAGCTGCCTCAATATTGGGCGGTACTCACACTGGAATTACTGTGTCTTATAATGACACTACAAATATTTTAAGCTTGACGGCAACCTACGATGACGATGAAGTAGTAACTGCAGTAGCTCAAGCACTCACAGCTGGAAATGGTATTTCAAAAACATTTAACGATACAACAAATGTAATTACTATTCAGGTTGATACATCTGTTATAGCTGACAGATCCTATGTAGATACAGCAATATCTAACCTTATAGATGCAGCACCAGGAGTGCTAAATACATTAAATGAAATTGCTGCAGCGATAGGCGACGATGCAAATTTTGCAACAACGATAACAACAGCCCTTGCAACTAAACTTAATATAACTACTGCAGCAAGCACCTACCTAGCACTAGCAAACACAACAGAAGTTGTTCAAGATGTTGTTGCAGGAATGGTCTCAGGAAACGTTTACTCTACAGGACTAGGTATTACATATGATGATCCAACAGGAAAATTAAATTTTGAAATAACCACTAAAGATCTTCCAGGGTTTACTGAAGCCGCACAAGACTCAGTTTCTAGCCTATTCGCACACGCTGGCCATACAAATGTAACCGCTACATATGACGATGTTGCAAATCGGATTAATTTGGCAGTAACCGCTCAGTTAACTCAAGAGCAGGCTCAAGACTATATTGCTCCTTTATTTACGCATGGATTAAATCCTAATATTACAGCAACATATGACGATGATACAAATAAGCTTATTTTAGAAACTATTATTCCGCCATCAAAAGCCATTATGTCTGCTTCTGCTCCAGCATCACCAGCAGACGGAGCTTTCTGGTTTGATACTGATGAATACAGAAGCGGCAGCACTAGATCATTAAAAGTTTGGAATGCCCTATCTTCAACTTGGGAGTACGTATCAACAGATCTTTCTTTATCAACAACAAACACCTGGACATCTAAAAATACATTTACCAATGGTGTAATTGTTGGACTAGAGTTCCCTCCACAAAATCCAGTACACGGACAAATTTATTACAACCTTCCTTTAGACAAACTAAAGGTGTGGACTGGTTTACTTTGGGATGATATTCAGGTTGGAGGAGGTGGAGGAGGACTTTCTCTTACACCTACAGACAACACCGCAGCTCCATCTGTTTTCTTTGTTGGACTAGTTGCACCCCCAGCAGGAGCAACACAAACTGGAGATTTGTGGATTGATGTTGATGATATTGATACTCCTTTTAATCAATTTTATACAGGCGGTGTTGCTCCAGATCCAGAACAATATGAATTCTGGGTAGACAATGTTGAACCAATTCAAGAATTAATTTATAGCGCAGACGAACCAGGGACACCTTCATACCCAGGAGAGCTTTGGATAGATACAGATGAATTTGATGGTGCAATTGTAGAGTTTGGAGCAACGGCTCCTAATCCAAATAACGTACAGCTATGGGTAGATATAAATGAAAACGAAAGCCCAAGCTATTATGATCAATTAACTTTTACAAATTATGCAACAGTTGCAAACTTTCCACAAAATGCACCAAATGGTTTTGTTGCCTCAGACGCTTCAACTGGACTGGCGTACGTAAGAAGCCAAGGACAGTGGCTAGCAATAGTAACCGCATCTAATATAAATAATATTATTTCTTCAAATTCAACAGTGTTTGAAGATTTAAAAGCTTTAGCTTGGATGGGCTTTGAATAGCCATTCTGGTATAATTTAGGATAGGAGGGTCATAAAATGTCACTAAAAAGATGGAACGGTACCTCATGGGTCACCGTCGCTGGTTCAAGACCAGGACCCCAAGGTGCAACAGGACCTACAGGTTCTGCGGCAACTATTTCTGTAGGAACAGTTACAACTGTTGCAGCAGGAACAGCAGCATCAATTGTAAATGGTGGAACATCATCAGCTGCAATATTTAATTTTCAAATTCCAGCAGGACCAACTGGCGCAGCAGGTGCTGCAGGATCACAAGGTGTGGCGGGACAAAGAGGTTCTTATACATTTACAGGAATCGCTAATCCAACAGGATCAAACCCAGCAAGCAAGCTAGGATTAGACACATATTTAAATACAACAACTGGAGATTATTTTCAATATAACTCTTCAAACACTACATGGGTTCTTCAAGGAAACTTAAAGGGACCAGTAGGAGCAGCAGGCGCACAAGGTATTACAGGACCCCAAGGTGCAACAGGACCAGCGGGAGAAACAGCAGTACAAAATGTAATAACAGAGCTAGACAGTTGGAAAGCAGACCAGATACTCAATCTTGGTGTATACTATCCAAAGTACGAGTTCTTAACAAATATGACCCAGCAAAATGCAACACTTTTAGCAACAAGCATGATATTCTAGGAGAAAACAACTATGGCAAGAAAAATTTTAAGTTTAACAGATATTGATTTTGTACCAGGCACAGGAACATTAACTATTCCTAAGCTAATTCGCAGAGAAAAATTACTGTTAATTACAAATACAACAGCTAACAAGATTGTTTACAATTTTGCTGATCCTGCCCTAGGATTATATAGTCACTCATTTTCTACTCCTGCTTCAGACCCATATCATGATGCTGCTCACGGAAAAACAATATTAGTATTAAAGTACAACACATCTACAATGTTGCCTACAGATGATTGGCAAATTGTTTATGATACAGAAAATGAAGCATTTGAGCCAGCAGACTATTTGGTAGATGCGGTAGGAAAGCTTCGTACAGCAAACCCAGTATCCCTTATTGATACTGACTTTGAGTATGGTATTCAGAACTCTAAGTGGGAAACACTTACAATGATTCAAAACTATCCAGGATTCTTTGGAAGATCCACTGGTGGAAACGCAATTGATATACAGCTAATTCAAGGAAATGGAGTTGCTCCATTATCTACAATAACTGTTACATGTAATTCACCACACGGATTAAGCTCAGGAGATGTTATATCAGTTCAAGAAACAACTTCAGATAATGCGGATGGAACATTCCTATGCTTCCCAACTGGAGCAACAACATTTACATATACAGCAAAAGGTGTTGTAAATGGTCCTATTCAAGATGGAACACTGACATCAATTTACGGCGGAGGAATTTTTGATAACGCACATATTATGGGCGGAGTTGTAGGACAGCTTGGAACATTTTCTGCAGTATCAGATCAGGCTACACCTTCAAGAATTACAGTAGTTTCACCAAAGCCACACGGACTTCTTCCAGGAACACCAATTCTTGTTACACAAAAAGAAGGAAGCAACTTCTTTGGAAGCTTCTTTATTGACACTGTAGACACACCAAACTCAATGTCATTTATGGCAAATGGACAAATTAATAATCCAATTAACACACTTGATCAAGGATTTTATGCAAAGCCTGAAGGATATGTAAACCATAGACCACATGACGGTGGAGTTATTATGTCTACAGGAAACAATGTGTGCGGTACACAAACAATGCGTCAAACACGTAGATACTTTAGATACCAGTCTGGTAAGTCAATTCAGTTCTCAACAGGAACAAAGTTTACACCTACATTCCAGGTAGAATATTTAGCATCTGCAGGACTAGTTCCAGGATCACAAGACATCACTGTAACTACACTTAATTCTCATAACTTACAGCCAGGAGCATACGTTAAAATTGAAGGAACAGAAACTTCTGGTTCCTATAATCCATTTAACGGAATTCATCTTGTAACATCAATTATTGATGCTACAACATTTAAATACAATGTTGTATTTACACAAACATTATCAGCAATTGATCAAATCCCAGGCGGAGTAAATGTATTTTGTACAGCTTATATTTGGAAGGGTGCATCAACAAGAGCTGGCCTTTATTCAGAACAAGATGGATTCTTTTTTGAATATGATGGACAAGGTATATTTGCTTGTCGTCAATGGTCAACACAGGTACTTAGAGGAAATGTTTCTGTAACTAAGTTTAACTCAACAGTAACAGGAAGCGGAACAATCTTTAGAAAGCAATTAGTTTCAGGAGATAAAATTGTAATCCGTGGACAGTCTTACAGAGTTCTTCAAATTGCTTCAGATTCTTCTTTGACAATTGCTCCCGCCTATCGTGGAGCAAGCCAAACAAGCGTTAAGGTTCGCAAGACTCAAATTATTAAAATTAAGCAGTCGGAGTGGAACCTAGACAAGTTTGATGGAAGCGGTCCATCAGGACACGTATTTGATCCATCAAAAATGCAAATGACATATATTGACTACTCCTGGTACGGAGCAGGAACAATTAGATATGGATTTAGAGGCCAAGGCGGAAAAATTACCTGGTGTCATGAAATTTCTAATAACAATAATAACCTTGCCGCATATCAAAGATCTGGTAACCTACCAGCTAGATATGAAGCAATTAACGAACCAACAAAGTTTTCAAAGCTAGTTGCAGGAGGAACGGCAGTAAGAGGATCCAATCTTCTTCCACAAGACACAGTAATGTATATTGATAATGTAGACTACTGGCCAGCAAGTGGATTTATTAGAATTCAAGATGAAAATTATTGTGAAATTGCACGATATACATCAATTGGTGCATACAATAATACTGCAAAGGGATACGCTATGAATCTTATTCGTAGACAGCCTTATGTTACATATTATGCAGGATCAGCTTATAGCCTTAATGGAACTTATATCGCAGCAACTTTTAGACCAGACTCAACTATTCCTGGAGGATCAGGATCTGCACAAGTTTCAGTTCAAGTTATTTCTCAAGAATGTGCTCCAGTTATGAGCCACTGGGGATCTTCAGTAATTATGGATGGAGGCTTTGATGATGATGCTTCCTTTATCTTTACAGCTGGTATGCAGCGCTACTTACAGGTCGGTGGTTCTGGATCCGTTTCAGCAACTATTGTTTCTAGAGTAAGAACATCAGGAGTTGCAACAATTACAACTTCAGCTCCCCACTCATTACTTGCTGGTTACAACGCAGTAGTTTCAGGTGTAAATGATGTATCTGTAATTACATACAAGCAGCTAACCAATAACCAAGCAAGCCTTACAACATCTGTTGCCCACAGACACAGAGTTGGACAGACAGTAGTGGTCACTGGAGTTGATAACGTATTTAATGGTACATGGACAATTACTGGAGTTACATCTACAACATTCTTGTTTGCTAGATCTTCCAGCAATATTCCATTCCAGGCAGTGTCATCATTTACTAGCCCAACCGCTGTAACTTCAAGCTATTACAATGGAACGTTTTTAGTAAATAACGTTACTTCAAATACAATTTCATATGCTGTTGCACAGCCAGATGAAACTTCATCTGCGGTTAACCCAAATGGAGCTGTAACACAGACGTTTGGAGCAACACAGCAGGCACGTCCTCTAATTTCACTTAGAGTTGCGCCATCTGCCGATAACGGTACTGGACGTAACTTTGGACTTCGTGAATTGTCAAACAACATGCAGTTAAAGTTATACAGCGTTAACATTCTTGCACAAGGACAGTTCCTTGTTGAAGGAATTCTAAATGCACAATCTCTAAACGGTGTAAATATTCCAAATGCATGGGCAACCGATAGGGTGGGATCAGGATCCCTTGCACAAATTATTTATCACGACGGAACTGGAGTCCCTGGATCACCAGTTCTTTCTCCTACCAATACAGTTTCTGGAGGAGACCGTGTATTTGCTTTCTACACAGATAACGGCGGAGGTACAAACTACTCTGTAACACGTATCGATCTTACAAAGGCAAGAGACCTAGGAAACTCTATTCTAAATGGAGACGGTAGCGTTGCTACACCAGGTTTCCCAAATGCCCCAGACATCCTTACAATTGTTGCTACAAATCTTGGTTCTTCAGCGGCCAACATTTCAGCAGTTCTTGCATGGACGGAAGCGCAGGCCTAAAAAATGCCAGATTACTCAACATTAACATCACAGATTAATCAGTTTAAAACAGCAGCAACTGCTTTAATGACTAATGCTAATGATCCGTTAAATGCAAATGAGCTGCAGCTTGTCGGAGCGGCATTAAATCAGATGGGCAACACCCTAGGTGTTGCAGATATTAACAATGCTACTACAGACGCAATAGCAGTAATTAATACCGCAAAAGATTCAGCCATAACAGCCTTTAATACTGGCACAAATGGAACAAGATTAACAGATGCAGAAGCAGACATCGTAGATCTACAAGGAAGAACAACAAATATTGAAGGATTTGTTAATACAAATTCAGTTCAATATACAACACTTCAATCTACAGTATCTGCTCTTCAGACATCTTTATCTACAGTACCTCTTTCATGGCGGATCGCTACAACAAATACCACAGCGTTAAATAATGAAAGAATATTTGTAAATCAAGGTGGAATAACAGTAACTCTTCCTTTCGGCCCAACATTGGGATATACAGTTCAAATTAAAGATGCAACAGGCACAGCAGCAACAACAAACTTTACGGTTTCAAGAAACACAGAAAAGATTGAAGGTCTTGCAGAAGATCTTATAGTAAACGTTAACTCAGCATCTATGACTTTAGTTTACGTTAATGCAACGAGAGGATGGGTATTAACATAATGGCACTTTTTTCAGCTTTAAACGGTCCAATAACAGGAGTATCTGTAGCACAATTAGGAATTACTGCAGCATCCCTAGGAATTCAAAGTGGTCTTAGCTCAGTTCTCCCAGAAGTAACAGACGGATCAAGAAGACCATATTCTATTCCATCTATCTATTCGGTTAATATGCGTGGAAATGCAATGTTTAACAACTACTCATGGGATAACTCAGACGACTGGACTAACTTTTATACATATCTAACTGGCACACAGCCATGGGATGCCGAAAGAGCATTCTGGCATGCATTAGGCGGATATAGAAATATGAACGAAAACAGAAAATCTTATTGGTCAGCTGCTTATAAGCGCCTAGACTATGCAACAAATAATATGTGCGGAACATCAAACTCACGTATGCACACATGGCCTAGAACTACATGCTACGGTCCATTTGGCTCTCGTGTAATGTTTATTCGTAACTTCGGCCCAACAAACCAGACTGTTTCAGTTTGGGGCCTAGTTGGAACCTACTGGTGCAGTGGATACGACGGAGCGGGACTTCAAGTCGGAAGACCAACCTATTCTTCAGGTAAGAATTACGCAAATGCAAACGGTATGTCATGGACAAACCTTGCAACCCTAACAGGAACTAATACGTCTAACTCAGGAATGTCTGGCTCATTTACTTTAAATGCTGGAGAATCTTGTGTAGTTCTATTGTGTAACACATTTACATATTGGACAGATACTGGTAATCAGTACCACTGGAATGAGAACAATGCGTTCTATAACCTGCAAAGCACATTTACAGGATCAAACAACTTTATTCAGCCTGACATTAGATTGACACAGGCAGCATTAATGTATAACGAAGTAAATAATGGTAACTACACATCAACAATTGATTCCCATAAAATTTGGAATTATGCTGCAACAGTATATGGAGATAGATAATGGACGAATTTAAAAAATATGCAAGATTTAGCCCTCAATATGATATTCAAGTTGAGACTAGAACATGGCATGAGTTTCCAACTGATAACACAGAAGATGGTTCAGAGTGGTTTGAGGTAGATGAGACATTTACTGGAGAAAGACATTTAGTTTATAATAACGGATCGCCTAGATTAATGACAGACGAAGAGCATGCCGATTGGCAGGCGGGAATTAATTTAAGCGGAGCACTGCAAGTTGCTAGAACCAAAAGAGGCAACCTATTAAAATTATCAGACTGGGTGGAAACATCTAATTTGTCTGATGAGAAGAAAGAAGAGTGGAGAGTCTATAGACAAGCCCTCAGAGATCTTCCAGAAACCGTAACAGACTATAATATTGTGTATCCTACGGAGCCCACTTTATAATGTCATTATGCTATACTATACAAAGAGGTGATCAATAATGCCAGATTATGCAAGTTTAACGGCTCAAGTAGATCTATTTAAGACTAAGGTAGCAGCCCTTAGTGGATCAAACCTGGGCGCACAAGAATTGGTTTATTTAGCAAAAGCTATTGAATCAATGGGAAATCTTTTGGGAGTCAACGACGTATTGGCAGCTACAAATACAAAACTTAATGACATCTCTAATGCTGTAACTGGTGCTGTAACAACAGTGTCAGCTGCAGGAAGTACACAGGTAGCCGCAGTGGCTGCAGCAGGAGCAACACAGGTAGCGGCTGTTGCAAATGAATTAAATAACTTTACAATATATCAGAATATGGGAGTAATATAAAATGCCAACAACAGTTAGCTTACCAGCACGTTTTTATGCAGGAACACTTACAAATGCCGAAGTAGGAGTTTGGACAGTTCCAGCAGCAGAAACAGATGTAATTACATCAATTACAGTACAAAACATCACACTTGCTGCTCAAACATTTGATGTTAAGATGGCAGGAACATTCTTGGCTTACCAGCTAAGTCTTCCACCACAGACATTTATGACTTTGGACATTAAGCAAGTTCTTAATACAGCTGAAAGTATTCTAGTTAAAGCTTCAAATAACAACGCAGTGACGATGTTTATTTCAGGCGTAAAAATAACATCATCATAATTTAAAGGAGTAATAAAATGTCACAAGTTTCCAACACCACGTCATCAATTTATTTACCAGGCCTAACCACAACAATTAATGCTGCTGTAACACAGGGTCTACAGACTGGTATTACCGCTCAAGCAATTGCTGCAGGTGGAGTAAGCTCAATGTACATGCCTCTTGAAACAAGAATTTATTCTTCTTCAAACTGGACACGTCCAGCAAACACAGGACCAGTTATTAAACTTGTTCTTGTCGGTGGTGGAGGTTCAGGTGGATCTGGGCACTCTTGGTCACACAATGGATCTGGTGGAGGCGGAGCAGGACAACTTATTGAAAGATGGTTAGACATTTCTTCAGTTCCAGTCGGAGGAACTATTCCAATTACTATTGGAAACGGTGGTCCAGCAGTTTCTGGAAACTCAAACGGAAACAATGGAGCAAACTCTTCATTTGGTGTAAATGGAAATGCGTACTACTGTATTGCATACGGCGGAGGCGGCGGAGGCTATCCTTACGGTTCTGGTAACAATGGAAACTCTGGAAGCATGGGCCAAGGAATGGGCAATCAAAATGGCGGAGGCTCAGGCGGAGGCGGCGGAGCAGGCGGAAACTGGCAATATGGCGCAGCAGGCGGAGGCGGCGGATCATCATCTGCAGGACAAAATGGCAAGAATACAACACAGACAAACGGAACTGGTAGTTCTGGATATGCTGGAGGATTTGGTTTTGGACCAGGAGCATCTGGAGGTGGAGTAGGATCAAACCACAGCTGGACATCATGGATTGGCGTTGGCGGAAAAGGTGGCGATGGACAATATGGAATTGCAGGCGGAGGCGGCGGAGGCGGCGGAGCAGGCGGAGGCGGATCCTGTGGAGGCGGAGCTGGAGGCTCACAAACAGTAGACAACTCTGGTGGTCAAGGTAGAGACGGAACTGGCTCAGGAGGCGGCGGAAATAACCATCAATCAGGAGTTGGCGCTAAAGGAGGTGCTGGCGTAGCTATTATTACATACTACGTTAAGGCATAACTATGAGAGACTATATATTTATTAATGAAGATGGAACAGTACATAACATATTGAACCTAGAAGGACCTGAAGCAATTGAAGCAAATGAAGACCTAAAAGATCTTTTACACTTTGATTACACAGACTGGGCTTACGACGATAAGCCAGCACCAGGCTGGACATACAATAAAGATACAGAGGTCTGGACTAAGCCAGTACCACCTATTTCAAATGTTGTTGTAGAGCACCTTGTTCCTCTTACAGAACCAGTAGCAGATACACTAGCGGGAGGTCAAGAATAATGTCAAGAGTATGGGCACTATTAGTAGATAACGTTATAGGAAATGTAATTCTTGCAGAAGAAGATTTTATTGAATCTCATCCAGATTTTTCAGGATTAGATCGGATTGACATTACAGACTATAACCCACAACCAGGAATTATGTGGGTATTAGAAGACAATAAGTTTAAGGCACCAGAATCAGTAAGACCAAAACCAGAGCATGAAGTAGAACATAGCGCTCACGAAATTGAGGTAATATCATAATGGCAACATATGGAACAATTAATCAGATATACGTACCAGGACTTGATGCTCAAATTTTAGCTTCAACAACAGCTCTTTCAACATCTATTGCAATTCCGTTAATTGCAGCAAATCTTTCAGGTTTTTATAACGCATATGAAGTTACAATTTTAAGTGGTGGAACATGGGTACGGCCCGCAAATAGCGCACCAAATATTGAAGTAACATTAGTAGGAGGCGGCGGAGGCGGCGGATGTTCAAATGGTTCAACAAACCACGGTGGAGGGGGAGCAGGGCAACTTCTAAAAAGAATGCTTGATGTTTCTTCAATTCCTACAGGAACTGGAATCTCAGTTGGTATTGCAAATGGTGGAACATGTAATGCACAAGGTGGAAACTCAACATTTGGAACTTCGGGACAACCATTCTATATGGTTGCATACGGCGGAGGCTCAACTCAAGGTGATGGACAATCTGGCAACTGCGGTCCAGGAGCAAATAACATTACAGGAATTGGCTCAGGCGGAGGCGGACAAGGCAACTGGCAGAACTCATGGGGAGGCGGCGGAGGCGGCGGAGGCGCAGGCGGAGCAGGAGAATACCCACATGTTGAAAAGCCTAACTCAGGAGGATATTCTGGATATTTTGGCGGATCAAGAAACTCTTCAGAAGGATCTTCAGGTGGAGGACCAGGATGGGCAAACTCAAACGATTCTGATAGACGTTCAGCAGGTGGACGTGGAGGCCCAGGCCTTTACGGACTTGCAGGCGGCGGAGGCGGTTCTGCTAGAGGTACTGGAGGCGGAGGATCTGCTGGCGGAGGAAATGGTTACGGAGATTATATAGGAACACAAAGAGCTGACGCAATGCCAAACTCTGGTTCAGGCGGCGGAGGCGGCGGAGGAAACACAGGCGGTTCAGGAATCTGTAAAATTACCTATTGGGTAAAAGCTTAATTAAAGAAATAAAAGGAGAATAAAATGCCAGTATCAATGAGCCCACAAGCTGTTACACCATCTTTGTGGACATACACATACCTTCAGGCCCCAATCAATGGCCAAGGTTTTACATACTTTAATATTCCAGTCGAGTTTCAAGACAAAGGAACAGTGAACGCTGGAGGAACAGTAGCATGTAACCTATCAGAAGCTGGCGTATTCAAAGTAATAGCAAACGGAAACTTAACAGTTTCATTTAATAACTATCCAACAACAGCAAAAGGTGCCTTCTGGCAACTAGAGATTAAAGCTGGCGGATCATACACAATTACATGGCCAGGAAATATTAAGTGGGACGGTGGCGGAGCAGCAAACATTGCACCACTACTATCAACAAATACAACACTATTGAATTTCTACACTAGAGACGGTGGAACAACTGTTTTTGGTGGTTATGCATTTGCTGACCTATTCGTTTAAAAAATAAAAGGGGATTACATGTACGCAGTAGTTGAGAACAATCAAATTAAGAGTATTGGTGATATAACCATACTTTTCCCAAACACATCGTTTCCTTCAACTGAAGAGTACGGTGATTTCCTAACAGATAATAACTTGTACCCAGTAACTACTAGCCTAGAATACAATTCAAATACAGAGAAACTAGTTCCATGCGAACCATATCTACAGTCTGGCAAAGTTTACAATGTAAGAGTAGAGTCAATTTCTGCAGAAGATCAAAAAGATATATTGTTAGCTCATATTGATTTTGAACTAATTTCTACAGAAGGACTTGAAACAAAGTCAGACTTATCTGCAAAAGACAAGCAAGCATGGGTAAAGTATAGAGAAAAACTTAACTTGCTAAAAGAAAATTCAAATATATCAGAAATTACATGGCCTGAAAAGCCTGTAGTATATGGTGGGACAGAGGAAAACTAATTGCTACCTAATCAGCGTTCAAACTTTCGTAGAGCTAGATTTACAACATTAGGCTTAAGACTTCATTTAGATGCCTCACTTCCAGCTACAGTAATTAGAGATGGCTCTAACTTTGTTTCAGCATGGAACGACAAGTCAGGCGCAAGTCGACATATGGTTCAGGCAACCCAAGCAAATAAGCCACTATTTCAAGCAACAGGTTTAGGTGGACTAGGTGCACTTCAGTTTGATGGTACAGATGATTTCATGACATTCTCAGATCAAACCTTAGCGTATATTGCAGGAAGATCTTTTACAATTTTTTATGTTGCTTCAAAGCCAGCAAACAATAATACATACATCATTGGCGGAACAGCTACAGGAACAAGAACAAATCTCTTTGCTGGAAACCTAACTGCAAATACTCACAGAGTTGGTTTTTACAATGATGAGCAAGGCTCTATTGTAACAGCAGCAGCAGCGGGAACAACAGAAATTTACACAATTGTTTATGATTCATCAAATAACCAAAGAACCGTTAGAAGAAATAGAGTTGAGGTTTCTCGTGCAGTATCTGGAGGATCCCTATCTTCAATGACAGGGCAGTCATTGGGAAGATATATTTCATCTTATGGAAACTTTAAAATTGGAGAATTTTTAATTTACGATAGAGCTTTGCAGTTTGCAGAACAAGAAACTGTTGAAAAAGATCTAATATCTAAGTGGTCTATAGTCTAAGGGGGATTTAAAGTATGTCATACGCTCCTATTAGATTTGCAGGACCTTCATTAATTCCAGCATCTCCAGCTAAAATATATACAGCTGTATCAACTATAATTATCAAAGAGTTTACTGTAACAAACTTCAGCGGATCAACCTTGCCATTTAGCATTTTCTTGTTAGGAGAAAATGGTGATCAGGTTATCAACCTTTACAACATTAACAGGTCAAGCTTAGACCCATACACTCTTTACGGAAATGTAAACGTCCCAAACAATACAACATTAAAGCTTGAGCACTCATTAATTTTAAATGCTGGAGAATCAATTGCAGCAGTTACTACAACACCAAACTGCTACTCATTAACTATATCTGGCGTAGATCTTTCTGGCACACTTTCAGGAGGAGGCTCAGGCGGCGGTACAACTGGTGCTTCTGGTGCAGGATATTCTGACGTAGTTTCTATAACAACAAACGCAGTTACTACTGGAGCAAAAGTATTTTTTGTAAATAATAGTGGCGCATATACAGCAGGTCAACGTGTTCGTGTAATTAATCCACTTGCTCTAACTACATATGTAGAAGGAACTATTACTCAGGTTGTAAAAAATGTAAGCATAACAGTATCAGTAGACAGAACAAATGGAACAGGTACATACTCTGATTGGGTTTTTGCAGTAGCTGGACTACCAGGATTAAGTGGTACTTCTGGTTCAAATGGTTTACCAGGTCCAACAGGCCCAACAGGAATAACAGGTCCAACAGGTCCAACAGGATCAAGAGGGGCGGATGGAACAAGCATACAGATTCAAGGAGTTGTTCAGACAGTAGGAGATTTACCACCTATACAATCATCAATTCTAGGGGCTGCCTATATAGTATTTGCAACACAAGAAATTTATATATATAACGGTGTTGCATGGCAAAATGGAGGATCTTATAGAGGCTTTACAGGAAACACAGGAGCAACAGGTGCAAGAGGCGCAACAGGCGCTACTGGGGCAACAGGAACAGCTGGAAGATCAATTAATATTAAAGGAACAAAAGCAGATGTTGCTTCACTGCCAACTCTTGCAAGCGGAAGCAACACATCTGGCGATGCTTGGATTGTACTAACAGATTTACATTTATATGTTTGGGATGGCTCAGTTTGGATTGATGCAGGACAGTTCCAGGGACCTACAGGTGCAACTGGACCAGCTACTATTTCAGTAGGAACAACATCATCAACAGGCCCAACTGGAACCCCATCAGTAACAAATTCAGGAACCAATACAGTTGGAGTTTTTGACTTTGTTTTACAACAAGGCCCAACAGGAGTAACAGGACCTACAGGCGCAACACCTACAGTTGCAGTTGGAACAGTTACAACCACAGGTCCAACAGGAAATTCTTTAGTTACAAATTCGGGATCATTAGGTTCTGCAGTACTTGATTTTACTTTAAAGCAGGGTCCAACAGGCGCCACGGGACCAGCAGGACCAACTACAATATCTTTAGGAACGGTAACTTCAACAGGGCCTACTGGTGTTGTTTCTGTAACAAATTCAGGAACTACAACAGATCTTATTTTAAACTTTACTTTAGCTCAAGGAAATACAGGAGCCACAGGCCCAACAGGTGCAACAGGCGCTAACAGCACAGTAGCAGGCCCAACAGGCCCAACAGGGTCCACAGGACCAACAGGTGCAACAGGAATAGCTGGAGCAGACGGAACAGGAGTTTCAATTCTTGGGTCTTACTCCACATTTGCACAGTTGCAAGCAGCACAACCATCTGGACAAACAGGAGATGCGTATTTAGTTGCTGGAGAGCTTTATGTTTGGACAGGCTCAGCTTGGACAAATGTTGGAAGCATTCAAGGCCCAACAGGCCCAACTGGCACAGCAGGCGCAACAGGAGCAACAGGAGTTGGAGTAACTGGCCCAACAGGTGCAACTGGGGCAAATGGATCAAGCATTCAAGGCCCAACAGGCCCAACAGGCACAACAGGCCCAACAGGTGCCACAGGAGCCACAGGCGCAACTGGCGCTGGCATTACTGGAGCCACAGGCCCAACAGGCGCAGACGGACCAGCGGGAGGTCCAACTGGCCCAACAGGTCCAGCTGGGTTAAGTATTGTAGATAATTTCCAAGTTACAAATAGCGGATCTGGAGCTTATTCAATTGATGGGCTTGATAATAGAGCACTGACATTAGTAAGAGGTCAAACATATTTCTTTACAGTCAATGCCTCTGGACATCCTTTTTGGATTAAAACAGCACAGACAACTGGAACTACAAACCAATACAACACTGGAGTTACAAATAACGGAGATGATGTAGGTGGAATTACATTTACTGTTGACGCAACAGCACCTAATACGCTATACTATATTTGTCAATTCCATTCTCCTATGACAGGTGTAATCAACGTAATTGGCTAAATAAAAGTCGGAGACTAATGAAAATAGCAGTATATACAATTGCTTTAAATGAAGAGCAGTTCGTTAACCGTTGGTATGAATCTGCAAAAGATGCTGACTATTTATTAATTGCAGATACAGGATCTACAGACAAAACGGTAGAGATAGCTAAATCACTTGGTATTAACGTGCATACTATTTCTATAAATCCATGGCGATTTGATGATGCTCGTAATGCAGCTCTTGCCCTACTTCCCTCCGATATTGATTATTGTATATCTTTAGATATGGACGAAATACTCTCAGAAGGCTGGAGAAAAGAATTAGAGTCATTAGAAGGCTCTAATGTAACTAGACCGATACATACACTTGCTACTCATATAGATGAAGCGGGACAATCAGGAACAGAGTTTGACGCATTAAGAATGCATTCAAGACACGGACATAGATGGAAGTTTCCAATTCATGAATCTGTTTCGTTTTACGGAATAGAAGAAGTAAGAAAAAAGATTGATGTAAAAATATCTCATTTTCCAGACAATAATAAATCTAGAGGACAGTACCTTGCTCTTTTAGAAATGGCTGCAAAAGAAGATCCCTTAAGTGATAGATGTGCACATTATTATGCTCGTGAGTTGTTTTTCTATGCTAGATATAAAGAGTCGGCAGCTGAATTTAAAAGACACCTATCTTTAGAGTCCGCCCATTGGAAGCCAGAAAGATGTGAATCTCTTAGGTACATTGCTAAATGTGAACCAGATAATAAAGAGTATTGGCTTAGAAAAGCTATTGAGGAATGCCCAGAAAGAAGAGAGCCTTTTGTAGACCTAGCTCAACATTTTTATGAATTAGGAGATTGGTACAGAGTAAAAGAATATTCACAACTTGCTTTAAATATAAAAGAAAAGTATTTAGGATATTTTTGTGAGTCAGAAGCATGGGGATGGAAGCCCCATGACCTACTAGCCCTTGCAAACTATAATCTAGGAGACTTTGAAGAGGCTTCAAAGCATGGAGAAATAGCTGTTTCTTTGTGTGAAGATCAAAGACTGCATGACAATCTTGCGTTTTATCATGATGCTCAGAATCTTAAAAGTGGTATAATTTAAAAATGCCTAGTAATTTAACTCCTAAGAATTTCAGATATCCAACACTGGATATGTCTCCTGACATTCCTAGAGACTTAGGTTATCTTGCACAAGACATTGATGATTACTTAACAGCAAACCCAGGAGCTACAGGACCTACTGGTCCTACAGGAGCAACAGGTGCTACAGGGTCGACTGGTGCTAACAGCACAGTTGCAGGACCAACAGGTGCCACAGGTGCAACAGGTCCTACTGGATCTACAGGTGCCAACAGCACAGTTGCAGGCCCTACAGGCCCAACAGGTGCCACAGGGCCAACTGGTGCTAACAGTACAGTCGCTGGTCCAACAGGATCAACAGGCGCAACTGGCTCTACGGGCCCAACAGGTGCCACAGGTGCCACAGGTGCAACTGGTCAAGCTGGAACTGGAATTGACATTCTAGGAACTTTTTCTTCTTTAGCTTTATTACAATCAACTCATCCAACAGGAAATCCTGGAGATGGCTACATGGTGCAAGGCAATTTGCATGTATGGGATAGTGTAAATAGCGAATGGGATAATGCAGGACCAATTTCTGGACCAACAGGTGCCACAGGTGCAACAGGACCAACAGGTTCTACAGGTGCAACAGGCGCAGATAGCACAGTAGCAGGACCAACAGGTGCAACAGGCGCAACAGGTTCTACAGGTGCAACAGGCGCATCTGGCGCTAACAGCACAGTAGCAGGACCTACAGGCGCAACAGGAGCAACAGGCGCAACAGGCGCAACGGGCTCCACTGGTTCCCAAGCAACATTTTCTTTAACTTCTTCTACTCCCCCACTTGATCCAATCCAAGGACAAGCGTGGTTTAATACTGAAAATGGTAAAAGTTATACTTACTACGATTCGTTCTGGATAGAAACTGGTTCTTCTTTATCTGGACCAACAGGAGCAACAGGCTCTACAGGTGTAACAGGACCAACAGGTGCCACAGGAACTCAAGGAGTTGCCGTAAACTTAAAGCCTTCAGTAGCAACAGTACCTTCTTTACCGTCTACTGGCAATACTTTAAATGATGGAAGAATTGTTGAATCAGATGGAGATCTTTACATTTGGGACGGATCCTCATGGAGTTCAGTCGGACAAATAGTAGGACCTACAGGAGCAACAGGCGCAACAGGCGCAACAGGTTCTACAGGCGCAACAGGCGCAACTGGTGCAACAGGTTCTACAGGCGCAACAGGCGCAGATAGTACAGTAGCGGGCCCAACAGGCCCAACTGGCGCTAACAGCACAGTTCCAGGACCTACAGGCGCAACAGGCGCAACTGGTGCTAACAGCACAGTAGCAGGTCCAACAGGCGCTACAGGACCAACAGGTGCAACAGGCGCAACAGGCGCAGATAGCACAGTAGCAGGACCAACAGGAGCAACAGGCGCAACAGGCGCCACTGGTTTACCAGGAGCAAGCGGTGGAAAAATAGTTCAAGTTGTTAGTGCTACAACATCAAATACTACATCTTCAACAGGTGGAGCAGGATATGTAGATGTTAGCGGATTATCTGTAACAATTACCCCAACACTTTCAACAAGTAAAATTCTTGTAATGACATCATTTTTAATTTTAGGTACTGGTCCATCATATCAATCTGGTTTGGTTCAACTTGTAAAAAATTCTACATCATTAACTTCAGCAGTACTAGGTACTTATTATCCAAATGGTGGGGGAGTTAATACTGGAAACTATGCTCAATATTCAATTCAGTATATAGATTCTCCAGCAACTACAAGTGCAACAACTTATAAAATTCAGATTAACAACGTCCTTAGCGCAAATAACTGGGGTGCTAATCCAAGTGGAAATCCAATTCAAATTATAGCAATGGAGATACTAGCATGAAAAACTTTAACGCAATACTTTATTTGTATCCAGATGCTGTATTTAGTATGGTAAATGATGACATATCTATGATAACTTGGGTAGGTCAAGAATATCCAGTTCCAACTGCAAAGCAGTTAAGCGATGCAATTAAAGCAATAGAAGATAAAGAAGCACAAGATATTTTAGATAAAGAAGAAGCAAAAAATTCAGCTCTTAGTAAGTTGCAGGCGTTAGGCTTAACAGAAGCCGAAGCTAAAGCGATTGCGGGAGTATAGGAGATATTATGCCAATAGACTTTCCAAATAGCCCCTCATTAAATCAATTATTTACAAGTAGCCAGAACACTTGGATATGGGATGGCACAGCATGGACTCTACAAAGACTTACTACAGGTGCTACTGGTGCCACAGGTGCAACAGGAGCCACTGGCGCAACAGGCGCCGACAGCACAATTGTTGGCCCAACAGGTGCAACAGGATCAACAGGCGCTACAGGTGCCACTGGCGCAACTGGCGCTAACAGCACAGTCGCAGGACCAACAGGCGCTACGGGCGCTACAGGTGCCACTGGCGCAACAGGCGCCGACAGCACAGTCCCAGGACCTACAGGCGCAACAGGCGCAACTGGCGCTAACAGCACAGTAGTAGGTCCAACAGGCGCTACGGGCGCTACAGGTGCCACTGGCGCAACAGGCGCCGACAGCACAGTCCCAGGACCTACAGGTCCCACAGGGGAAACTTTTCCTTCACAAACTGGTAACTCTGGAAAATTCTTAAGTACAAATGGTACTTCGACTTTATGGAATACGGTTGCACAATATTCTTTACCAGCGCAGTCTGGAAACTCTGGAAAATTTCTAACTACAAATGGAACGGCAGAGTCATGGGCAACTGTAGCAACTACAGCATATTCAAACGGAACAAATACTGCAAACTCAAATAAAATATTCTATAACACAACTGGAACGCCACCAACTGGCACTGCAGCTGGCGATTTATATATTTTCTACTAGGATAACATATGACTATAAAAGCATATGATGGAACAACATGGCAAACACAAAAATCATTAAAGATTTATAATGGTTCGTCTTGGTCAACCGCAAAGCAAGCTTGGATTTATAATGGGACAAGTTGGCTAATAAACTACCCAGAATTTCCATCTTCTTCTTCAAATCCATCTATAACAGTATCATCAGGACTCGACGGTAGACTTGGTTGTACATATAGTGCATCTGTAGGCTCATGGAATTCCAATGATGCGTATGTTCCAACATCATATACATATCAGTGGACTAGGTCAGGTTCAGACATTTCTGGAGCGACATCTTCTACATATACAACTGTTTCGGCAGATGCAGAATCAGTGATTGGAGTTAAAGTACGAGCTACTAATCAAAGAGGTAACACAACAACTTCTTCTACTACTGGAACCCAAATGCTCCCACACGTCACATCATTAACAGGTTCAAATACAACACAGTCAGTTTCTACACCAACAGTCTCATTTAACCCAAATGGTTTAAGCTACAGCGGATCCTGGAACTCTATATTAAATGCAACCACATATGAAACTACATCGGGAGGATCTGCAGGGTCACCAAGTGTTAATATTGGAGCACGAACATTTAACGGTACAGGAACTGCAGGTAACGCATCATTTTCAGTAAGAGCAGTAAATACAACTAGACGGATTTCTTTGAGTTGGCCTGCAGCTATTGGCGCAGTATCTTATGATCTTTACGTTAACGGTACTTTTTTTGGAAATGTGGGTAACGTAACAAGTTATGTTTATAATCCTCCTGATGATAGTGCTAGAAACTTTACTATATACCCTAGAACTTCAGGAAATGTTCAAGGATACGGATCATCAGTGGCATCTGCTATAGCGGCTGCAGCAACACGAAGCGATTATGGAACTGGCAGCGGAAACCTTGTTCAACCTAACGCAACATCCCCTACATTCGCTAGCAGTTCTGCAAGTACTTCAAATTTATCCGTATCTTGGGGCGGAGCAACAAATGCAACAAAGTATAGAGTGTATTGGACTACCGCATCTTCAATTTCTTTAGACCCCGCTGTGTCCTATGATTCACCAGAATGGACAGGAACTGCTGCAAGCTATAGTATTTCAGGTAGCGAAGGAAGCACATACTATTTTTATATATCTGCTTCAGGTGACAACAATGTTTGGACACCATATGGATCATACAAAACATCAGCTACAATTGCATATACTGCTCCAGGCGCACCTAGCCCATCTACAAGCGGAATAACTTCAAGTTCATTTACAATTTCATGGTCGGCAGTATCTGGAGCAGCTTTTTATTCTGTAAAAGTTGGAACATCTTCTGGCGGAACAAATATAGTTAATACAACAACAACTAATACCTCATATTCTGTATCAAGTTTATCTTCAAGCACAACATACTATGTAACAATTGCTGCAAATAAAACAGGATATGGCTATGGAGGTGACGGAACTGCATCGGCAACTACAACAGCAGCCCCCCCTTCAGTTGGTGTGCCAACTGTTCAGTTTGAAAGAACTGGAAGTCAAATAAAATGGGGTATTGATAACCCATCATTTAGCGGTGCGTTCACACCATTTGGAATTGAGTGGGAAGTTAGAACAGCCCAAGGAGGCGGAACTGCAATTGCTAACAGTACAATAAACTATACAACATCTATGACAAGGGGTCCAGTAAATGGATATAACTGGAATTATTGGGTTAGATCAACAACAGATTTACCATACAGCGCCAACGCAAGATATCTGAGATGTAGACTTTATGGGCAAAATGACAATACTTTTGCAATATTTGACGGCCCTTGGTCCAGTTGGATATAATGAAGGTTTATGATATGATAACAAAAGAAGAAAAAGTTTTTATTTTAAATCAGTATATAAAAGAACTTAATTGTAACAAATATACTAGCACAAATAAAATTACTCCTGACTTAACTCAGGAGGAGCTTGCTGAAATAAACCTCAGCATAGAGTCAATAGATCAAAAGATTCAAGCCATTGAATCCGAAAAAACAAAAATAGAAGAAGGAGAATAAAATGCCAACATACACAGTTCTAACAAATGACGAGAAAGCAGCAATTGCTAAAGCAGAAATTAGAAGCCTAGAGTATCAGATGTATACACTTGAAGTAAGACTTATCGCTGAAAATGCAAAGTCTGATCCAGACGATACAACTGTTGCAACTTTAAATACACTTATTGCTGAAAAGCAAACACAAATAGCAGCACTTTAATTTAAAAAGGAGGATGGAATGTCATACAAAAATACAGTCTTAAACGACTTTCCAAACTCATTTTATTTATTAGATGAAGTAGAGTCTGGGCAAATAGCAGACTACACCGAGCTATTATCACAGTTTGCTACATATCAAGATTTAAAAGATAGCGGATTAGTTTATGCACAATTAGGTGGAATCTCTGTTTACGACTACTCTGGAAGCTTAAATAATGGATCTGCTTCTTCGACATCTTTAAGGCAAATAATGCCCTTGGTGGCGGGAGGAATAAGAGGAACAGAAATGTTGCCACTTACTGAAATTACCTATAGCCCAAAAGGAATAGCAAACAAAAATTATAAAGATAATACTTTTTCAATAGAGGCCTGGGTTTTGCTTCCAGCATATAATGCTACTGCAACAGTTGTGGGAGACACGGCTACAGACACTGGAATATTCTATGAAAATGGTAATATTATATTTCAAGTAGGTGCCAATAAGGCAGAACATACAGTATCTAATTCTGAAGCAATTCATGTAGTAGGTATATTCCAAAGCAATCTTTTGTCTTTGTATGTCAACGGTATTTTGGTTGACACCACATCTGTAGATAATTATAAATTTTTAAATGACATTGCAACATTTAAAAGTGGTCCTTCTACAGGAAAATTTGTAATAGACTCAGTAGGATTTTATAGGTATGCCTTATCACCTTCTCAGATTTTAAGTCATTACAATGAGGGTACAAAGGAAGTTAATGTATCTCAAATAGCGTCTATAGATGGCGGTTACCTTTTTAGCATGAACACAGAATCTATGCAGCGCAAATTTTCATATACATATCCTGTATCAAAATTATGGAGCGAGCTAAATATTAATGGCCAGTATTTATCAAGTGATCAGTCTTCTGTATATATTCCAGAGGCAGTTGGGGCCAAGTCTTTTTCTTTCACAGATCATTTTATTGTACCAAATTACCTAGGGATTACTAGCTCACAGATACACTGGGAAAATGACGTAAAAGGAATTTTAGTAGAGGCAAGCATAGACAACATAACATGGAGAACTTGCACAAATGGATCGCCATTGCCATACTTTAATAAAAACGATAATCAAATTTCAGATATTATTTATCTAAGGGTAACTTTATCATCTGACGATGCCACCAGATATCTACCGATTTTAAAATCCCTAGACATTGCTTTTTACGGTTCAAAGAATTTCTACAGCGACAATTCTGGATATTATATATCTTCGAATTATGACTATTCTTTGCCAAAGACAAATAGCAAGACGTTGTCATATAATAAAAACAATGGTCTTACTATGTATGACGGACACGGATTTTCTTTAAATAACGTCCCAGCAATTTCAACAGTAGAAGTTATATTTACCCCTCAGTACGACGACAATGTTTTAGTGAGCGGATTAGCCAGTCGGTACGAGTGGAATAATGCGGGGGTCATAACAAAAGCAGGAATATCCTCAATCTATGTAAATGGTATAAATAGGACATCCGCAGTAAACGTATGGGACTTCATGGCTGTAAATACGCCTCACCATATAATCATTGAATTTACATCGGCAGACAGCAACCTTAAGTTTAATCAAAATCAAAATGACTCCAAGTCTGGATCTGGGCATATGTATAACAATCTTGCCGTATATGAAAATGCATTACCGCTATCTTCTAAGCTTAATCACTACTTGCTATATACGGGAAATATCGTAAATCAAATAAATGACACCGCTTTTGGAATTGAAGAGTCCGCCCTAGGTGAAGATTTGACCCCGTTCTTTATAACTGTGGTAGAGCCAGAGTCAGTTAGCCTATAATTTTGTCCACCTCTTGTGCAAACTCTAGACTTTAGCACAGAATAATGGTATGATTTATGTCTATGGATATTAATAAAGCTAAATATAACATTAATGAAGAAGAATCGATTCTAGGCATATACGTATGGGAGATGCCTGACGGTAGATGGATTGGAGACGACGATGGGAACTTTCTTTCAGTCACGTCCAAAAAAGGAAATAGATCCAACATCGATGCTTTGGCTAGAGAAGTTCGCTCATTTGGCATATATGAGGGCGGGCCTAAATTTCTTTCAGCAAGAAGAAAGATTGACGACGAAGAATTCCAGCATCAAAAGCAAAGACTTGACTGGGGACTAGTTCCTGATCCATATGATATCGGAAACTATAAAGACGAAATGAAAAAAATAGGTGGTTTAAGATGACAGTAGAATTTCTCGGTGAAGATAATTCAGAAAACATTATCGACATATCAAATACAGCGGATTGGTTTTCTTTTAAAAAGGATGAAAAAAACAACGACCCGTTTGCAATAGGCCTAGAAGACATCAAAAAGCTTAGAGGTCTCGGGTCATCATTTAAGCGTAGAATTAATAGAGAGTTTTCTAAATCATTCTCAGGCATTGAAGATACTGGAACACAACAAAACCTATTGGCACAAGCAATTAGCGGATACGCTATGTTTGATCTTATTGAGCCTCCATACAACCAAGAGTATCTTTCAAAGATTTATGAAATTTCAACATATAACTATGCAGCAATTAATGCAAAGGTTGCCAATATTGTTGGCCTAGGTTATGACTTTATTGAAACAAAGAAAACAAATGATGCCTTTGATTCAATAACAGATGACAAACAGCTTGAGAGGGCACGTAGAAAGCTAAATAAGCTTCGTCAAGATCTACACGCTTGGCTAGATACAACGAATACTGAAGATACATTTACACAAACATTAATTAAGGTTTACACAGATCTTGAAGCAACAGGAAACGGTTACCTTGAAATAGGAAGAACAACAGGCGGAGACATTGGGTACATTGGGCATATCCCAGCAAAGACAATGCGTGTTCGCAGACTTAGAGATGGCTTCATTCAGCTGCTGTATGGCAAGGCTGTATTCTTTAATAACTTCGGCGAGAATGAAACAGAGAACCCAATCGCTGGTCAAGAAGATCGCCCAAATGAAATTATTCATTTTAAGAAGTACACACCAATGAATAACTATTATGGAATTCCAGACATCATTGCAGCACAGGTAGCCCTTGCTGGAAATGAATTATCTGGCCGTTACAATCTAGACTACTTTGAAAACAAAGCGGTCCCAAGATATATTATTACAGTTAAGGGAGCAAAGCTTTCTCCAGAGTCAGAAAGAAAATTGCTTGAATTTTTCCAAGTTGGATTAAAGGGAAAGAATCACAGATCCCTATATGTTCCACTTCCAGCAGATAGCCCAGACTCAAAAGTTGAATTTAAAATGGAGCCTATTGAAGCGGGTAATCAAGAAGGATCATTTGAGAAATATCGTAAATCAAATAGAGACGAAATTCTACTTGCCCACCGTGTTCCAATTAATAAAATAGGAACTCCAGAGGGGGTTAATTTAGCGGTAGCCAGAGATGCTGATAAGACATTTAAAGAGCAGGTTTGCCGACCAGCTCAAATGACCCTGGAGAAAAAAATTAATGCAATATTTGATGAAAAAACAGATGCCTTGACTTTAAAGTTTAATGAATTAACTTTAACTGATGAAGACACTCAATCTCAAATAGATGAAAGATATTTAAGAATGCAGGTAATTACTCCAAATGAAGTTAGAATTAGAAAAGGAATGATACCTGTTGAAGGCGGAGATAAAATGGTTGAATTAAAGCCCCAAGAGGCTGCTGATCAAAAAGCAACCGCTGGGAAAACCAGGGCCCGAGATTCCGAAAGATCCGCATCCTCCTCAGATAAAGTGGGAGAAGGCCGAAATGCCAAAGGCGAAGGAAGACGGGTCGACTAAGTCCACTCAACTGTTATTTGCTTTATAGTCTATAACACTATAAAATTAAGCATATGAACATTGAAAAGTCTTTATGGACCAGTAACGGCAACGTTATTAATTTGTCGGTTCCTTTTACTAAAGTTAACCGTGAAAAGAGAACCGTATCTGGATTCGCAACCCTAGACAATGTTGATCAGACTGGTGATGTTGTAACAGCAGAATCAAGTCTCAAGGCATTCGAAAATTTCCGTGGGAATATTCGTGAAATGCACGGATCAAATGCGGTAGGAAAGATGGTTTCATTTAAGCCAGAAACTTTTTATGATCCAAAGTCAAAAGAGTTCTTCAACGGAGTGTATGTAGATGCATACATCTCAAAGGGCGCACAAGACACCTGGGAGAAAGTTCTAGACGGAACTCTATCTGGATTCTCAATCGGCGGAAAGATTCTTGAGTCAGACAATGAAGTTAACAAGGCAAACGGTAAGACCGTAAGATTTATTAAGAACTATGAACTAATTGAACTTTCTATTGTTGATTCACCAGCAAATGAACTTTGTAACATTCTTTCTATTCAGAAAGTAAATGGACAATACATTGCTAAGGGAATTGCAGTAGGTGTAGTAACTGAAAACATATTTTACTGTGCAGACAGTGATTCTGTTTTTATCTCAACAGATAAAACATACGACTCTCCAGTATCTGGAAAGCCAGCAGAATTAATAGGATGGGTTGAAAGCTCAGACGTTAATAAAGCAAAAGAGATAGATAAGATTCTTGATGCATATAAGCATTCAAGATTTACGTTGCCTGAAACACAAACAATTGCAAAACAGGCAAACGCAGAAGGAGGTAATGAAATGTCAGATAATACAGAAAACGTAGTTGTCGAAGATGTTGCAGTAGAGGCACCAGCCGAAGCAGTAGCAGAAGAAGCAGCCGTTGAAGATACAGCAGTAGTTGCAGATGATGCAGCTCCAGCTGAAGCTCCTGCAGAAGCAGTAGCAGAAGACGTTCCTGCCGAGACTCTGGAAAAAGCAGCCGAAGTATCAGAAGATAAGGTTGATGAACCTGATTTTGCGAAGATGTTAGGCGATCTAAAAGGCTTTTTCTCAGAAACTCTAAACAAGGCATCTGAAGCAAATGCAGCACAAGTAACAACAATCCAAACGACTGTTGAAGCTTTCAGCAAGAGCGTAGATGCTAGAATTTCAGAGTTGGCAGAACAACACACAGCACTTTCAAGCGCTGTAAATAACATCAAGAGCACGATTGATGGTGTACAAAAGCGTGTCGACGCAGTAGAATCAGAGACTGCATTTAAGAAGTCTTCAGATCTTGGCCGATCAGAAGAAGCAACAACAATCAAAAAATCTAAATGGAACGGTTCTTTCCTCGGTTCCGTAAACGAAATATTCAACTAAGGTAGGTATAAAAATGAGCAATGAAACATTAGAAAAGGCCGTAGCAGCTGGTACTCAGGTATCAACAGGATTCGGTTCAGCAACTGGTGGAACAGGAGTACACGTAGCGTCTGAAAATGGCAACGGTGGACTACTCAACCCAGAGCAGTCTGCTCGCTTCCTTGATTATATGTTCGACGCAACCGTTATCGGTAAGGTCGCACGTACAGTTCGTATGAAGTCAGACACAGCCGAGATTGACCGTATGTCCGTTGGTGAGAAGCTTATGAAGCTTGCAACCGAGGCAGACAACACTGGTGTAAATGCACCAGTAACTTTCTCAAAAATCTCTTTAACAACAAAGAAACTCCGCATGGACTGGGAGCTTTCAACAGAGTCTCTAGAAGATAACATCGAAGGTGCAGATCTAGAAGATCACATTGCACGTTTGATGGCAACACAAGCAGGAAATGACATCGAAGATGTTATTCTTAACGGTGACACACTTCTAACAGCAGACGGTCTTTACAAGTCATTCGATGGCGTTGTAAAGAAGGCAAAGGCATCAGGCCGTGTCGTAGACGCAGCAGGAGCCGCAGTATCACGTGAAGTATTCAACAAGGCACTTAAGGCTATGCCACGTAAGTACAAGCAACGTCGTGGAGACCTTCGCTTCCTTGCTGGATCAAACTTGATTCAGGATTTCCTATATGCTAACAGCATTGGAACAAACCAAACAATTCCACAAGATATCGCTTCAAGCGTTATCCGTGGTGGAGTTGCACCACTAGGTGGACCAGCAGGATACGTGGCACCATTCGCATTCGGTATTCCGATTGTTGAAGTTCCACTTCTTAATGAAACACAGACTGGTACATACGCAACACCAACAGGTTCACACGGAGATATCCACTTGACATTCCCAAATAACGTAGTTATTGGTATCAAGCGTGACGTAACCGTTTACCGCTTCTTCCAGCCACGTAAGGACACAATCGAGTACACAATGTATACTCGTGTTGGAGTTCAAATCGAGCAGGCAGACGCTTGGGTAGTTGTAAAGAACGTTAAGGTTGCTTCTTAATTAATTTAAGATAAAACCCTCGAAAGGCCCCTAATTAATTTTAGGGGCTTTTCATTTTAATTTATCAATGCTATAATTGAAGAACCTAACAAAGGAGATAATATGTCATTTGAGACATTGAAGGTCGCAGAACTCAGAAAAATTGCAGAGGACTTTGCAGTTGATACTGATGGAATTAAGAGTAAGGCAGATATCGTTGCCGCCCTTGCAGAAGAGGGAGTTACATGGTCTGTCTATCAAAAAACTATTAAAGATATCGAAGACGCAACAGATGAATTTAACGAAGACGCAGAAGAGATTCTTCCTAGATTTAGCCTAGATGCTCAGCCAGAAGATACGGTTCTAGTTCGAATGACTAGAGAAAACTTCAGATACGATATCATTGGATTTACATTTACAAAAGAGCACCCTTTTATTGCAATGACAGAAGAAAATGCTCAAGAAATTTTTGATAAGGAGGAGGGCTTTAGATTAGCAACTCCAAAGGAAGTTCAGGAGTATTACAACTAATCTAAGCTTATAAAATGGCAGAGATATATGTAAACAGCAATTCACCGATCAGAACAAAGATCTACTGGGAGGGTGAATTAGCATCCCCTACGGGTAACGTAACGGCAAAGGTTTATGACATTACTCAAAACCCTGCTAACGTTATATCTTCTACCAATTTATTACTTACTCTAACAGGAACAGCCGTTGAAACAGATGTCGGCACATATCAAGTTGTGCTACCGTTTTCCTATTCTGCATATCCCAGAAAGCTAAAGCTCGTCTGGGAATACGCAGTAGCTGGATCAACAGTGGGAACTCATACAACTTATGTGAATGTTGTAACCCCATACGTTTCTATCAATGAGCAAATAGATGAATTAAACTTTGGGTCGGATCCAAGTGATCCTAACTACAAGACATACTCAGACCTCCAGATGGCTGAGAGATATGCAAGAAAATTAATTGAAGAATACACTCAGCAAGAATTCTACCTGTATCCAGACACAAAGATTATATACGGAGACGAATCAGATACTCTACCCCTATCATCTAAAATAAATCGGATATACCAGATTTATTCTAACGATATACTTCTTGTAGATAACCTTGCTACACCAAAGGTAAACAACTGGCTATATGACCCAATTGTTTCAGAAACAGGTTTTGGAATAAGAGTTAATAGAGTAAACCTATTAGACAATTCAGTATATGTTGCAAATGGTTTAGTTCCTCCAACAATTAATGATACATATAATGGAGTCTTTTCTAAGAACGTTAAGTATAAGATCGTTGGCGAATTTGGATGGGATTTAGTTCCCGCTCAAGTGCAGATGGCAACAGTTGAACTAATGAAAGACTATTTCTCAAAGGACAAAGTCTGGAGAAATAAGTACATTAAATCCATTAAGACATTTGACTGGAGTTTTGAATATAACAGCTCAGCATCAAAAGGAACTGGCAATCTATATGCAGATCAATTGCTTGCTCCACATGTTATATCTCAAATGGTCCTTATCTAATGTATGATCTTGTCGACTCCGTTCTTCCAATGCTTATTGATGTATATAGGCAATTTGAAACACAGGACCCAGCGACGGGATCTTTAAAGAAAGACTGGCAATTTAATAGAACAGTTGCATGCAGCGCAAAAGGAACTATTAGTAATTCTACAGCCAGCAGATCTGGAGACAAGCAGACCTTTTCAAACAAATATGTTAATGAGCAGATGATTCAAATAAGAACTACATCCAAATTAGTATTTAACGAAAAGGTTACAAACATTAGAAATTTAGACGGAACTGTTATTTGGGAAGAGATTAACTTTCCAAGCAACACGCCAACAGTATTTGAAGTAATGGGAGTTACTCCAATTACAGAGCCGATGGGCGGAATTATTGGTTACAATACAACCGTTAAAAGATCGGAGAATCAGGTAATTGGACAGTAGCGTAGCATTATTACAAACAGCCAGCGGTCTTGAAAGATTGATGGCAGGATCAGTTCCAGGAGTAATAAAAGATAGCACCGTGGCTCAAGTATCTGCATTTTTGTATTATGAAGCAGCTGTTATTGCCAAGCTAACAACAAATGCTGAATTTAAAAATTTATTTAAAACAACCATATTTAATCAAATAGAAAAAGATTTTGGTCAGTACGTTGATGCCCAAGCAAGAGTAAAGCCTAAAAGCCTTCACCATGTATACGAGTGGAATAAAACTGGCAACCCAACAGCAAGGCTTTTCAACCTATATCTAATAGATTCTGAAGGCCTTTCATTTAGAGTAGGCCGTGATTTTAAACTATCTAAATCAACAGTACCGTCTAAAAATAAAAAACAAAAGAATAGATATGTATTTGCTAATAAAGCTTCCGTAATGGAAGAAGGAATGCCCATAGTAATTCGACCAAGATCCGCAGAACGCCTAGTATTTGAATTAGATGGTGCAACAGTCTTTATGCCCAAAGGCACCTCAGTTACAGTCAAGAGGCCAGGAGGCAAGGCTGCAACAAATCAATTTGCACTCACATACGGAAGATTCTTTGGAGGTCAACCAGTAAACTCCTCAATAAAGTCTTCAGGGTTTCAAAGAATATTTAATGCTAAGATTGCAAGAGCATTGAGTGTACCAACTAATATTAAAAAGGTGCAGTATAGCTTCAGTGCTGGTAAAATAAGAGTGCAGGCAGATGCAGCATTAAGCTCATCATTTGGAGGGTCACTATGACAGTAGATTATAAAATAGACGCAATGTTTGAGCTTCGCAAGTTCTTGTGGACCCAATTAAAACTTACTGGACTATTTGATCCAGACGACTACTACTCAGATAATCTAGGATCTGAGATAGTACCTATTATTCCAGTTCAGCAATTACCAGAAATGGATCAATTCCTAAACGGTAAAAAGCATATCGTATATGACAAGATCGGAATGTCCTATGAAGAGAACTGGCTGATATGCTGCGAAAAGGTTTTGTTTACCATATACTCAACAGATATAACAGAGATATATGAGATAAGAAACCTAATGACTGACCTGTTTAGAAGAATGGACGAATCTGCAAAAGATGTCAATTCTTTAAAGACCACCAACAAATTAATTTTCCACAGCATTCATATTACAGAAACTTCTCCAATTGACCCATCCCTTGAACTTCAGGGCTTTTTGTCATCAGACGTAATACTAGAGGTCAAGTACTCCAGAGTCACCGACGGACTAGGTAGATTTGCCTAGTTGCTTTTAAAGGGTTAATCCAGTAAAATTGGACATAAGAGGAAATGAGCCTAGCCAGCTTGATTTAAAGTAAGTCAATATATATATATTTATTTAACAGGAGGTTTTACAACATGGCACAAAATATTGGTAATGCTAGAAATATTCTTGTCGGTGCGTCTCCACTGTTTCTTTCAGTAACAGACATCACCAGCCCAGATTATGTAGTTTCTGCACCAGCAGGAACACTAAACGCATTTGCAGCAAACAAGAATAAGACAGTCCCAGCATTTAAAACAGGAGAGTCTTACACAGATTCTTTGAACAAGGTTGATGTTACAACAGCAGCAACTGGTGCGGTATCACCAGCCCTTGACACAAAGGGTGCATTTTACCGTAACGTAGGTTACACAAATAACGGTCTTCAGGTTACATACAACCCATCATACGGTTCAGTAACAGTAGATCAGCTTCTTGATACAGCAAAGCTTTTCAAGGAGTCAATGGAAGTTATGATCGCAACAGAAATGGCAGAAGGTACTCTTGAGAACGTTCTTGCCGTATTTGGTCAGAAGTCAGATACACTTACAGATTCTGGTAAGAAGCTAGGTATCGCAGGTGGAGCTCTTGGTGAAGCACCAACAGAGCGTCAGCTAATTGCAGTTGGTCAAGCACCAACTTCAACAACAGATACTGCAACTGAGCGTGTATATTATGCACGTCGTGTTCTTTCTGTACAACAGTCACAGTTCTCTTTGGCTCGTAACGCAGCATCAACATTCCCAGTAACATTCCGTTTGCTACCATCAGGTGATTCATCACACGTAGGTCAGGAATATGGTTTCATCGTAGACCGTGTTCTATCAGTGTAATTAATTTAATTAATTAATAGAGCCCCCCAAGAAATTGGGGGGTTTTCTATTGCTCTTGTATTTTGAATATGATACAATAATTAAGACGATCCTAGGAGGATTAAATGGCAACAACAGTATACGATGTTGAAGAAATTCAACTACAAAATGGCGCAACAGTTAAGCTCAAGCCTTTAACAATTAAAGAGCTACGTGAGTTTATGAAGGTCATTCAAAGAACACAAGAAGTAACATCAGAAGATGAAACACTAACAATCCTTATTGAGGCCTGTGGAGTAGCACTAAAAAAGCAGCTTCCAGATCTTGTAGCAGACAAAGACGCATTTGAAGACACACTTGACGTTCCAACCATCAATCGCATTCTAGAAGTATGCGGAGGGATTAAGATGGACGACCCAAACCTACTAGCGGCAGCGGTTCTGGCTGGTCAGAACTAGATCTAGCCGCTTTAGAGGGGGAAGTATTTCTTCTAGGTAATTGGAAAAATTACGAAGAACTAGAAGATAATCTTTCAATGCCAGAGATGGTCCAGACTTTTAAGTCAATGCAAAAAACGGAATCAGAAAAAAGGAAATTCCTAGCTTCGATTCAAGGTGTTGATTTAGATGAAAGCAGTAATAATGAGGAGGGATCATCCTTCGAAGATGTCAGAAGAAGAGCACTTGGTATAACCACATCAGCAGATGATGTTGTTTCATTACAAGGTGGTCTTGCAGCAGAAGCTGGCTTTGGCATTAACGCAGGATTAGGATACCGAATAGAGTAACATATACATATGGCAGATAATTTAATCACCACCAATATTACCGCCAACGCAGACTTCACGAGTTTAAGAACTCAGCTTGCTGCGGTTACTGCCCAACTCGTAAAATTACAAGAAACAACGGCGGGAACTAACGCCAAACTAGCAAATCAAATTGCTGTAATGAATAAGTCCTTCGCAGAAACTATGCGATCAACGGGACAGTTTTCATCACACTTTGTATCGCTTACATCAGACGTAGAAAAATTTGGTAGGAACCTAGATAGAGGAAGACTTAAACTAGGGGAATACTACAACGCCTGGAGTGGGCATACAAAGAAAACAAGCAGCCTGATTAGAGACCTGGCCAAGCAGCAGGTAATGCTAGAGAATGCAATCATTCAGCCTATCGGCAAAAACGCACAAGGCCTAATGCAATACAATGTTATGGTTGCAAAGGGCCTTGATGAAATAAAGAACAAGACGGCAATTGCAAGACAAGAGCTATCTATCATGAATAAGGTAATGCTCGATGGATCTAATCAGCTTATCAATTGGGGTAAGAACACCCAGTGGGCTGGCCGTCAGTTAACAGTAGGACTAACAGTTCCTCTTGCAGCATTTGGAATGGCTGCACAAAAAGCATTTAGAGAAGCAGATCAAGAGCTTGTAAGACTTACAAAGGTTTACGGCGGACTAAGTGCAACATCATCTTCAGAGCTAGCAAAAGTAAGAAAAGATGTTTCCGAAACAGCAAGAGAAATTGCTGGAGCATACGGAATTGCATACAAAGAAACTATTGCATTAGCAGCTGACCTTGCTGCAACAGGACAAGAAGGCGGAAACCTTCTAGAAGCTACAAGACAGACAAGCAGACTTTCAATCCTTGGTGAAGTAGACAGACAAGAAGCAATGAAGGCAACTCTTGCTATTCAAAATGCATTTAAATCAAGTACAGATGAATTAACTCAATCTATTGACTTTCTTAACGCTGTTGAAAACCAGACATCCACTTCTCTACAAGATTTAGTTGAAGCAATCCCTAAAGCAGGCCCTGTTGTAAAGTCTTTAGGTGGAGATGTAAAAGATTTAGCATTGTATTTAACTGCAATGAAAGAAGGCGGAGTAAACGCATCAGAAGGTGCTAACGCAATTAAGTCAGCAATGGCATCTCTTATCAACCCAACAAAGGTTGCAAAGGAAATGTTTTTTGGCTTTGGTATAGATATAGATAAGATTGTAACATCTAATGCGGGAAATTTAACTGAAACAATTACAGACCTTCAAGCAGCTTTAGACAGACTAGATCCACTAAGCAAGTCAAGAGCAATTGAACAGTTGTTTGGTAAGTTCCAGTATGCAAGAATGTCAGCCCTATTTGAAAACCTAGGTAAAGAAGGATCTCAAACTCTTCAGGTAATGGATTTAATGAAAGCAAGCGCTACAGATCTTGCAAATATCTCTGCTCGAGAATTAACTATGATGACAGAGTCCGCTTCAGGACAATTTAAAAGAGCATGGGCTTCAGTCCAAGCAGACCTTGCTTCAGTAGGAGAACAATTTTTAAGAATTAGCACAAAGGTTTTAAATGTAGTAGATGGGATCATTAAGTTTTTCCAAGGACTTCCAGGTCCAGTTAAAACATTCCTTAACGCTCTTGGTGGACTAACAGCATTTGCTGGACCACTAATTATGTTAACTGGTGTTATGGCCAACTTTATTGGTTATGTTACAAAGGGAATATTCTCTTTAAGACAAATGGCTACAGGAGGACATGGGTTTAAGCTCCTTACTCCAGAAATATTAGCGGCAGATGCAGCAGCAAAAGGTCTTGCTACATCATTCTATTCAGATACAGAAGCAACAGTTGTATTAACAAATGCAGTAAATACTCTTGCAGCATCATTTGATAATCTTCAGGTAGCAGCATCTACAGCGCAAGTTGCAGTGCAACCAAGCATCTCAACAGTTGCAGGCGGAGTAATTGCAGCGGGAACTCCAGGCGGAACGCCAAGATATGTTGATAAAAATAATCCATTAATTGGAGATTCATACTCAAGAGATATGTCTCACATGATTCCTGCTCAAACACAACAGGCGGGGACAATATTTGGAACAGTTCCAGGAGCAGGACCAGTAAACGTTAGAATTGGTAAAAACCCTCAAGCATATATGAACGCAGATCTTCCAAAGATTCCAGGTGTTACATCTGTAAACGGAACATCGACTGGTATAGTTGCTCAAGAGGCAGCAAAGTGGCATGCAATGACAGCGGCAATTGCAATGCAATCAGAAGCAGAACTTAAAGTATTAAAGGCAGAGGTAAATGCTACAGGAACAATTACATCAAGTCTATCTAATTCTTATCAAGCCTTGCTTCCAGAATTTTCAGAAATTACAAGCATGGCTGCACAAGAAACTGCTTTAATCGTTAAGCAGCTACAGCAAAGCAAAATAACAGCAGACGAAGCAAGAATAAAAGTAATTCAATTAAATGCAACAGTTGAAGCAATGCTTGCTGAGACAGCTCAAAAGATTGCAGCTGGACAAGGAAGATCTGTAAACTTAACAACAGTTCCATTAACATCTCAACCTGTAGTAGACCCAGTAACTGGTAAATCAAATATGAAAGAAATGTTTCATAAGGGTTCTACAAAAACATTAGTAGATAAAATTGCTAGAGCGCTAGGCGGAGTTAGAACTTCAGGTGCAGGATATAACATTGAAACAACAAAGCCTAAGTTTAATAAAGGCGGAATAGTTCCAGGAACTGGTAACACAGACACCTATCATACAATGGCCGAGCCCGAATCATTTGTAATTAATAAAGCTGCAACACAAAGAAACATGCCTACAATTAGCAAACTTATTGGTGGCACTCCAACATTTAGAAACACTGGAGGAATGGTTCCAGTAGTTTTAACTCCTGGAGAAGCAGTAATTCCAGCAAAAATTGCTAAGCGTAATCCAGAACTAATGTTGCAATTAAATGGTGGCCCAGGTAATACAACTGGTATGGGAAGACATCAAGGCGGAGGAGTTCACCCACACCCTCATGCAGGAAAGCCTATGACAGATGCTCAATACAGAAGAGCTCTTAAAATGTATTATGAATTTATTAACGATCCAAACTATGAAGCCAATGTTCGTGCAAGATTTATTGCACTAGATGCTTCAGAGTATTTGGGAGTTGCCCCACAGATAGGAACTAAAAAAGCTATTGAAATAGCTACTGCTAATTTTGATGCTGCTAAGGACCTTAATGGATCTCCCGAAGACTGGATTAAAACTAGAACAGCACAGCTTGCTGCTTTTGACGAAAAATATTCTATGGGAGACAAAAGATTAGTAAAAGAAGGAAGAAGCGCAACGGCTTCTGGTTTAACTAGCGATAACTTTTTAAATAGAAATATGAACAGGGTTTTAAGATCAATGAGCAGAAACCCATTATTTGCAGAAGCTCATGAAGATTTAAAGTCAATACCTAGAGCAACTGGTAAAATACAAGGCGGCGGAGGAAGATTAGTTGAAACTGCTAGAGGCCACGCATTTAGAAGATCTTTAATAGCACAACTAGGTGGAGTTGGCTCAAGAGGATTTGCAGGATTTGCTGCTATTATGCCTGCAGCATTTAATACAATTGCTGCACAACTTCAGGGCAAAAATTTTCAACCAGATGTAATTCATTTAAAGAGGGCAAGTGCAATTGCTGACTTTGAAGAAATGGTAAGAAAATCTGGAGTCCCTGGAAGCGTAGACGATGTAATACAAGCATTACAGTATGATACAAGATTTGTAGCTGCATCAGACAAGAAACCACGAGTTGCTCCTCCATCACCAAAACAAAAAACTGCACTCAACATGTTTTTGCAAGCAATCTCTGCAGGAAAAGCTTGGATTCCAATTCGTGGAAAACTTGCTCTTGCAGGAGCGGTTAAATTAAATAAGGGTGGACAAGTACCAGGAAAGTTTGCACAAAGATTGTTTGGCGGCGGTAAAGCGTTGTTCTTAGGAATGCCAAGATCTATTAAGCAGGTTGAAGCCCAGAGAGCCGCAAAGGTTGCTATGGAAAAAGCAAGTCAAGCAGTTAAAGACTCTAGATTTAGCAAGACCCCAGTAACTGATTATGACGCTATGCTAGAGCCAACATCAGGAAGAAGTTTCCCAGTATCTGGAATTGGTGGAGTTTATAGCAAGAACGGGGAAAAGGTTTTTGTTAAGCCAGTACTAGATGAAAAAGCAGCGCTTGCTGAGATAAGAGCAACTGAAATTGCTCGTGATGTTCACGGACTACAAACACCTAATCAAAGAGTTGTTGTAATGAGAGACCCAACTGACAGAAGAGGATCTAGAACACTACTAGCTTTAGAGTCTAAGTACAATCCTGCTATAGCAAATCAAGATGGTAAATTTACAGAAGATCAATACTTTAGACAGTTAGTTGCATCATCATTACGTGGCGACAAAGATTTAGGCAGGGGTAACCTTTCTGGGAACATACTTGCCGATGTAGGTCCAGCTGGGGTATTTTCAACAGCCTCTGGACCAAGAGATTATTCTGCAACAATGCCTTCATTTAAACAACAAGCAATGATCAACTTGCTTGGAGTAAAAGGAAGCAGTACAAAGAAATTCTTTGCTGAAGCAACTTCAGATATTCCAAGAGGTATGACACCTGATCAATACAATGATCGCATGCTGCAAGAAATTGAATCTGCTCTCCCAAAGCTAAAACAAACAATAGGTAGATTTGATTTAAACACAGAAGAAAAAGTTATTTACAATGCAATGATCACAAGACTATCTGATGCAAGAAGACAAACTTACAGAGATTTGCATGGAGTTCATTCATCAGTAACAATGTCTCCAGAAAAAACAATGACTCCAGCAGCAATTGCCAAAATGCTTGCAGCAGATGAATTGAAGCGCAGACAAAAGGGTCACTCTGTAAGCCTATCTGATAATGCATTTAAGACACCAGAAAATGGATTCAATATTGGCGGATTAATTGGAAACGTTCTTAAGGGTAAAGCAATGCATAGAATTGGTGCAGGATTTGGCCCAACTGGAGCACCTAAGCCAAGTATGTATGAGTCAGCTCCATGGGGCGTGAACTCTCTATCTATTGAAATGGCCGACAAGCTATTTGCAAACACAGGTTTAAGAAAGCATACTCAAAAATTATTCTATGACAAGTTTGCGGCAGCACTAGCAAAAGAAAAACCTTACGGATATGTAAAGATGCCAGATGGTAAATTAAAGAACGGACTCGAGCCAGACGTGCTAGACTCTGTAATAAGATCAGCCGCTTCAGATCTTGTTGGAGACAGAAACATAATTAAACAACTTTCTCCAATTGATAAAGATATTTTGCGAAACAAATATTTAAATTGGGATTCTAAAAAAGATACTCCGCTTACAGAATCTTTAAAGAAAATTATATTTGGTTTAGAAAAAAGAGAAATGGGCGGACCAGTTAACGCAGGTCAACCATACGTTGTGGGAGAAAAAGGACCAGAGCTATTTGTACCTAGAAATTCAGGAGGCATTGTTCCAAACGGATACATGAAGGGCGGAAACATTGCAATGCTTGGAGCCTCACTAGCACCAATGCTAATTGCGAGCAAGATTACTAATCCTTTACTTCAAACAATAATGCAGACGCTTTCATTTATCATACCTCAAATGATGATGACGGCAATGATGCAGACAAAAGCTGAAGGCGCACAAGGAAGAGTCGGTGGACTTATGTCTAAGATTCCAGCTTCTGCAAAAACTCCTATATTCTCTACAGCAAGAGGGACAAAAGTTGCTGGTGAAATGTTGGAAGATGGAACATACGCCAAGGGCGGAAGAATGCTCAATAGATACGGCGCAGCTCTTCAGAATTCTGCCAAGAGCGGGAGCGCAGTAACAAGAACCCTGGGAAGAATTGGAATGGGTCTTACAAGATTAAATGTAGGACTTGCTGTAGCAACAGGAGCTTTTATTCTTATCAATAAAAGAATAAGGGATCACAACGAACATTTAAGAGTTGGGGTAACACAATACGGACTAACAGAAGAAGCTGCCAAAAAGGCGGGACTTAAGTTTACTGATTACAACTCAAAGCTTGCAGATACTGTTAAAAACATAGAAGCAATACGAGAAAGAAATCAGTTCCTTTATGAAAGCATGCAAGATGCTGGACTTCCTATATCCATGACAATTGAAGAGTATAAGAAGCTTAAGAAGGAAGTTAAGGAAGTATATACTGATCAAATTAAATTAATTAATCAGTCTAAAGAAAGTGAACTTCCACAAGTAGCAATAGACATTAAGACTGCTCTAATGGCTGCTGGGTTATCAGCAGATGAAGCAAGCAAGAAGATATTTACAATGTTTAAGCTTTCTGAAAAGGGAGAAAAGGCTGGTGCATTTACTGTAGGTAATCGTGCATTTAGAAATATTAAAACAGGACAAGATGCAGCCGAGGCTGCAATAAACACTTATACTACTGCCTCAGATGGTAAAGAGAAAGCACAGGCAGTAAATACAGGTCTAACTGCTATCGATGCAGGAATCATTGATATGATTGAGCAAAGTAAAAAAGCTGCTAGAGAAGACAAGAGTGGAAATACAAAAGTATTAACTCAGTATCAAGCCCAAGAAGCAATGCTTCAAAAACTAAATAAGCTAGAATCTTCTAAAGCTGTTCTTACTGCAAAAACTAGAGCGGAAATGATTAAGCAGAATCCAGAACTTAAAAAGATTATTAATCCTATGGATACAATAGTTAGCTTATTTGAAAAGATGAATCTTGCAGCAAAGGGATTTACTGGAGATCTTTCAAAGTTAGGCGCTGAGGCTGTATCTACACTATCAAAAGTTGCAGATTCCATATCAGAAGCAACCGTTGCTGCGAACAAAGAGGGTCTATTAAAACAACAGTACATAGATTTAAAGAAGCTAACAGATCAACAAAAGGCATTAATGCAAGCGGCCAAAGGACAAACTGCTCAGCAACAAATAAACACTAGAGAGCAGCTAAAGGGTTTGCAAAAGCAAATAGATGCTAATAATAAACTTGCAGAGTCAAGACTAAAAGCATTAGATGCAGCAAAGCAAGAGGGCGATATTGCAAGACAAATTGCAAAAGCACAAGCAGCATACGAAGCAGCTTTAGCAACAGGCAATACTGCTGCAGCACAACAAGCAAGCTTAGATATTCAAGGTCTGCAATCAGATCAGCAATACAACTCTCAAAAGAAAGCAATTGAAGATGCTCTTAAGCTAGCCAATGCTCCTCTTGAGGCTAAGATAAAATTAATTAATGACGGACAACAAAAGATGTCAGACAATGCATCAATTGCTGCAGAAAAATTGGGCTCATTAAATGCAAGGATTGATAAGCAAAAACAAAAGATTGATGATGTTAATCAAGCAATGGTCACCTTAGCACTAAATGCAGCTGCTGCAGGAAAAAGTATAGAGGATTATATTAAGTTTGGAACTGATGAAGACCCAAATGCTGGTAGAGAGGCTGCTGCAGGCCTTGTTGGAGCAGTAAGAACAGCAAAGCCTGGAACAGTTCCTGAATTTAAACAACCAACTCATCCAAAGGGTGTTAAAACTCCAATTGATGTAGGTACCCAAGCCCTGGGAATAATGGGCGGGGTAGAAGGAGCTATTACAAAAGGATTAGCCTCAAAGGGTATTCAAATGGGCAGCGGAGATATTATTATTAATGGAAAGAAGATGGATGTTGGCCAATCAAATGCTACTGCTAAGATTAGTTCTGTTCCTACAACTTTAGGCGTAACCGCTGGAGCCTATGCAGGATCTACAATTATTCATCCATCTACACTTATGGCAGCAGGAGCATCTCAAATATCTGATGGCAAACGAGGCTCTACTTGGGTTGGTGTTGAGTTTGTAGATAAAAATGGTAAAAAGTGGAAGGTAACTTCTGATGCAGGGAGAGCTGGTCTTAACGTTCAAGCAGTAAAAGCTGGTTACGGAACAATGAAGCTTAATCCAAATGTTCCTACTATTGTCGGAGACCGTGGACCAGAAATGGCATTTGGCGGAATGGTTATTCCTAATATGGCTAAGGTACCATATGCTTCACCTAGATACGATATTAAGCAAGCAGCAAAAATGTTTGAACCAATGCGTGATTCAGGGGTAGGACAAGGTGTAATTAATTATACACAACATATTCATGCCTCTCCAGGAATGAATGAGGATCAATTAATAAGTAAAGCAAAGGTTGCAGCATATGAATTCTTGCAGGCCAATATAAAAACTAATGCTAAAATGAAGGGCAACCCAATGAATGTAGGTATTAAAAACACATGAGCTATCCAATGACACTCCCAGTAGGTTCCCTATTATATTTTGATACAGGAACTGACCTTGTAAACCCAACATGGACAAAGGTCTCTGAGCACAACAGATCTAGCGCCTCTCTAGAAATAGATAGAATAGAAAAGACTCAAAGAATGTCTAACGGATCCCTTAGAAAAATTTGGATTGCAGATAAGAAACAATTTAGCGCAAGCTGGGGAATGCTGCCAACTGATAATACAATGACAGTAGACGGAGGCATGGGCGCCTCAGAAATTAAATCTTTTTATTTAAATAAAGGCAAGGGTGCCTTCAAGGTAAAGATATCATACAACGGAGTAGCGGCTAGAGATGAAATTATTTTAATGTCATTTACCTCATGTAATTTTACAGTTATGAAAAGAAACGTTAAGTCTTCTTCAGCTTCCGTCCCACAAGAATTTTGGGACGTCTCTCTCTCCTTAGAAGAGGTATAATGATACAGGTATCAGCAAATACAACGAATGCCTTAAGCAAGGCCGTAAACGTATCTGTAACTAACGGATGTCGTGTTGAGTATAATATGAACGACCTAATATCAGGAGTGGCTGTAACAGCCCCTGAAGGCGTTATAACAGCAACCCTGACTGCTCCACAGAATCAAGGCGGATATCAATATAAGCCTTTTGAAAAGCTATTTCCAATAAAAAGCATTATTGATCCAAGACGCCCAAAGGTAGCTGGGATTCAATATATGATTGCAGCAGACCCAAGCCTTAGCACAACACTTGCTGCTAGTGGGTCAGCAGATGGTAAAACATATGCGGCGGCAAAGGAATTAAATAAAAGACTATATTTTTCTGGAATAAAAACTGCTTATAAATATTGGGTAACCCCAAAGGCAGCAAGCGGAAGTACCTCTTTAACAAATTGTATATTAACTGTTTCATACCCAGCAGTAAAAACTGCTGCAGCAAATAAAATTGTTCTTAAGTTTGAAACATCTCACTCCAAACCTACATCCTGGAACGTAAAACTTTTAAGTCTATCTGGAGTAGAGTCTACAATATATACAGGAACAACTTGCCCAGATAACGGAATAGTAAACTTATACTACAACGGATCGGCTTGGGTAGACGTAGAACCTGCAACCGTTTCTACAGGGGTAGACCTAAGCGGGTTGAAGTTACAAGTTAATAGTATAAGTACTGCAGGCGGGTACCTAGGAATAATTGAAATATCAGCAAGACTAGTAAAGGATGTAACAGACATTCTTCAATCATTTGATATATCTCAGAACTCATCAGACTCAATCAATGGCTTAGTCCCAGTTGGAGATGTAACAGCAAACTATTTAAGACTTAGTTTAAATGCATACGATAAGTCCTATGACAATTATGATAAGACTAAAGCTTTTAATAAAAACAAATTAAGCCTTTATGAAAACATTACAATTAGACCACACGTTATAGTTGAATCAGAAAAAATTAATCTAGGTGTTTTTTACCTTGACTCATATGAGGTAGATGAATTTGGAGAAGTTTCTATTAATGCATTAGATGGGGCAAGAGAACTTCAGTATATTAAGCCACCAGATATTGTAACAAAGGACATGTCCACAGTTGCTATAATCAGAAGACTGTTAGATTCAGTTGGATTTTCCAATTATAAATTTAATCTAGTAGATACCGATACCTCTATTGTTGCTCCCTACTACTGGTACACCGATCCTCAAAAGACAGTTTGGCAGCACATACAAGATTTATGTAAGGACACTCAGATGATTGCTGTTTTTGACAACAACGATGTTCTGCAATTTTATCCAAGAGGATATATATTTAATACAGCAAAAAACCCAGACGCTTCTTTTAGATATAGCAATACAGCAGATGGAAAGCTAGCAAACATATCAGGAATATCAATTGAAAATGTTCCATCAGTAAAAGCTATTAAAGTTATGTATAGCCCACAGCTTACATCTAATTATGATGGAGATGCCGACAACCTTTATACTTCCCCAGTAG